CCCTATAGTCATCTAGTAAAGAAGTTATGCGTTTAGTTAGTGTATTTTTAAACTCTTGATCATCGATACTATCAATAATTTCTTTATATTCATTGCTGTTAAAACAATAATGTCCTGATACATCAACTGCTTGATGTTTAGTGGCATGCTTTGGATCTGTTACCCATCTTTGCCATTTGTTTGCAGAATACACAACGTCTGAAAATTTGTCCCATAAATGCACAGGAGAAAATTGTTTTAGAATTGCGGTTTGTATAGTACCCAATTGAGGTGCAATATTTAGACTATCTATTCCTGCGGCTCGTCTATTAAGCAAATCATTTTTGTTAAAATAATCAGCATTATGCTCTTTGAATAAAAATCCAGCATCATGAATCTGTTTAGCAACATGGGTATTATCAACTAGATTAAAGTTTCCCTCTTGGCCACATTTGGTTAAACTGCCGGTCTGCGTAACAAAAAATTTTATATTTTTCTTATACTGTTGTAAAAATGCTAATTGTTCTTCAATACGTCCTATACTACTGGACACGTCTATGCCAGTATTATCCTCACTGCCAAATTCTAACATTATATCGGGATTCAGAGAGATGGCATATTCTATTAATTCTTTACCGTGAGTGAGATGATTGGATTTTATTCTAGACACATCTATGTGAATCAAGTCAAACCCGCAGTTGATATCGTTTTTGACTGTTTCCTTACACATAGCAATGCATTCGTCTATGGATAACACAACATCTTTATCTCCAAAATAAGGACCACAGTGATCTCTACAAATTAATAAATTCGGATTATTATATTGATGTACCAAGTTGGTTAATTCTTTGCTAGTACATACATAGCCTGAATTATAATCTACTTGATTTCTACTAGCAATAATCATTAGAGGGTAATTATACTCCATAGTATATTTTGCTAGTATTTCAGTTATGTCTCGGCTCATGGGGCCAAAACCTAATTTAAATTGATTGATAGAATTTTTCTGAGAATCGGTCATAAATATCCGGTTGAGGAATGATTCCGGTGTAAATTTCGAATTGTTTTAAGAACTGTTGTTTATAAAATTCTCTACCAGAAACATATTGTATATTACTTATTCTGCATTGCTCTGCTAGGTAATTTTTTGTTACCATAGACATATCTATTACTAAGCGAGTTCCCAGTGGTAAAAACTCAAATAAGTTATCTTGTGCAGTTGTTCCGCAAGGTGTGCAGTTTATCAACACATCAGTTTCGGCTACACGACCAAGCCAATTTGCACGTCGAGAAAAAACTTGACAATTATACAACTTTAAGTATTCGGCAAATGTTGAGCCTATAGCACCGGCGCCTAATATACTAATTCGGTCATTTGAATAAATCTGTTCGGACACATGTTTTACACCTTCGATATCGCAATTATATCCATATAACTTTCCATTAACTATTTTTATAGTATTGCAAGACTGATAAAGATCAACCGACTTGTCTATGCTATCGAGTAACGAAATAACAGAGTTTTTAAATGGCATTGTAATACTAATTCCATCTATTCCGTCATCTATGGCATCTGATACGCTTTGTTTTAAATTGGACGTTTTGTAGGGAGTGTATGTGGCATCTATATTGTAGTAATTAAAAAATGAGGTGTAAAAATATTGTCCTGTTTTTCCAGGATTACTAGCAAGACTTATAAATTTTTTATTGTGCATTTTCTAATTCTTGGAATAACTTTATCCCCAAGTACCAAAGGAATAAATCAAATGGAGCAGTATGTAGTGGACTCATGTTCCAAAAGATTATTGGTACTAATTGTTGTACTTTATTATAATCTAGGTTGTTATCTAAAATATATTTCTTTAAACGTTCCTGATATACTGTAATATGATCAACATTTGGAATACTCAACGTCACTGAACCATTATCTATCTCTATGTTAAAGTTATGTTTCTTAATGTTGGCATAATTGATAATGAGACCACCGGCCATTTTAGCTAAATCATAATATATGTCACCGTACTCAACTAGGCCAGCAAACTCATGACGCCAGTCTATAATCTTAAATTCGCCACTATCACTGATTACAATGTTGTCAAATTGTAGATCACCGTGTATGAACCCAGGACGAGTTACTTGAGCAAAGTATTCCCAATCTATTTTGTCAAGATAATAAGTGTAATCTTTAACATTGACTCCATCAACATTTGTAATAGGTTTTAAATTCGGGTACTTTTCTAAAAACTTATTAATACGTACAAGACTTTTTGTTTTGTAAAATTCAATACTGGCATTGTAAATATCTGCGTCACATTCCTTCCACACATTGGTTTCTAACCAATTAAGTAATTCACCAAATGCCACTGGGTTATTAAACTCGTAGAGCGTTTTTCCGGGAAAGAAATTATATGCCATATAATTTCCGCTGTGTTTACAGTTGGCAGGAAATACATGGGGATTTGCCAGAACTTTGTCGTATTTCTTTTTAGCAACTGTGGGATCTAGCCACCATTTAACCACACGATTATTACAGATATATGTAACTTCGTCTTTCTTAGTAAAATCAAACTTTTGACTTTTGCTTAATTCAGTTTGATATATTGTCGGGCTACCAAAGTCCAACCATGTGGTTAACGTAGCAGTGTCACTGCCTAATTTAATTATGCCAATAAATTCATTACTATTACTTTGTTTCAAGTCTGCAAAGAATGTAGTATAGTCAGCTATATACATCAGTCCGGTAAATGCCCGCCACGTTGCTGGCGTTGATTTTTTAAATTTAATGTCATGTATAACAAAACTGTTATTTTGGTCAAACATGGTATACAGATGAGTATCTTGTTCAGGTACTGTATTAACAAAATAGCAGTCTTTATTTCTAACTTTGTCTATTACTGTCTGATTAAAATAAGTATCGCAAGGTACGTACCAAAATTCACTGTTAATTAAATCTTTGCATTGTAGCAAAGTAACACCTGTACCAGACTTATCACTAGTCCAATCATCAATTTCTACAAATTCAATATGCTTATCACTATATGCCGAGTTACAAAAATCTATAATTTGTTCTTTTAAATAACCAACAGGTATAACAAATCTAGTGTTATGGGGAAAGTTGTCTATAATATGTGCTAGAACTGGTTTATCCTTGTACGGGAGCAGTGCCTTGTTAAGATGTTTGGTATAATTTCCCATCCTACTACCTAATCCAGCAGTGGGAATAATTACAGTGTGTTTATTCATGTTCGTGACTTATTCTTCCATGAGTCCTACCAGCATCATCTTGTAAACGTATAACATCGTCTAGCTCAGTAGTACTAGTTTCCATGAATTCTAAGTCAGTAGTGGCAATTACTCTATGTACATATCCTGGCTGTACATTGAACACTACGCCTGCTGTGAGTTCAATCCGTTCAAATGTGTATTCGTATTGCTCAACTTCTCTGCTGGTCATGCCAGACTCAAGGAATTGTTTAATATCTAGTGGTTCCAGACTGCGATGTAGAACACCTGTACCGCTCAATACATAATTTGTTTCAATTTTATACTCATGCACTTGCAAGCTGGTTCTGTTACCTGCTTTAAATAAAATACGCTTACTAGCATACGGAGTTGTAGTACCATCTGCTATCCAAAGTTCTTGTCCCCAAGGTTTTTTAATTATTTTCATAGTTTTACCATTTCTCGACCTGAGCGTTTATAAATCCATTTGCCTAAACTATTGCTTCCGAATGTAGTTGCTTTTGGATAACGTGTTTCTATAGAGTTTAAAAAGTTGTTAAATTCATTATCTAAATCCTCTAAGCTAAATTTCATGCTTGTAAAATCTGTTGCAAAGATATTACTATAATAAAAAAATGGTCTTGTTGCACCATTACCTAGTTCTAATAGATTTTTAAATTGTTCTTTATTAAATAAATCAACTACTACAAATTCAGCGTTAGACGACCTAAATTTATTCCAAAGTTTTTTAAATTTCTCCTCACCTCCGTATGCATCATGTAATATTTTAATATTGGTATCCATATCTGCATTGATGAATTTATACATCCTTTTTAATTCAATAGGTTTTTTCATTAAAAACTGTTTTAAATCATTTCCATCCCATGAAGTTTTTAGCATCTTTAACCATTCAATACTTTCTTTATTGAAATCGTAAAATATAAATTTAATATCAGGAGACTTTTCTAACATATCGAGATATTTAAAACCAGCTGCTGGCCCGAAGTATATGTCGCTGCCAATCGTTGGTACACCAAACTGATATGATTCACTATTAAAAATCCAAATTTGTGGGTTAGGATTAAACCATCTGTCTATTAATTTTTTTTGATTGGGATTAGTTAGCTCAGCTGTGTTGTTAGTCTGTAGTGCATTATAAAACAATTCACTTTCATGCACAGGATACACATAGAGTCGGCAATCTCTCATTTCCTGAGGAAAGTTATCTATTCTAATTCCTTTAGAGAATGCAGCTTTTAGCCATCCCCAACCAGGGTAACTTCTTGTTTTAACGTCTGATCCATCAATACCTTGCACCCAGAATGGGGTGTAATTGTCGTGGAAGTTTTCTTCTGATCTTGTGTAGTTGGGTAATTCTTCTGTTACTTCTTCCCAATCACCGAATATTGGACTTCCTAATTTTTTCCACGATGCTACATTCACAATCATCATTTGATTGTGAATCTCTACCCATCCTTTGCGTTTTTCTGATTCCCAGTCAAGTGTAAATGCCATTAAAAAGAAATCAGGATTTTTAGTTCCGTAGTTATCTAGCACTTCGTAAAATTTGTTAATTCTAATAAAATTTCCTATATTTTGAATTACAACAATATCATATTCATGGCTTTGCTCCATGCATTGATCTATGTTATTAAAATATCGTACAGTACCTTTTAATGTAGAAGAACTCATCCTAAAAGTAAAACTGTACGTCATGTCGTACATTCTTTTAAACAATTGAGGATGTTTATTTTTGATATTGTCTTGATCGACAATTGCATACATGATATTTTTATTTCTTAGATATGTTTTATCAATTGTCAGCTTAGTAAAAACGGTTTCAGTGGTCATAATTTAAAAAAATCTTCCGAGTAATGTCCATGCACTATTATATGATATCTAGGCTCATCGCTGTTGTTTAATACAATGTGCTCGTTTGCCACGTCAATGACCATGCCATAGCCTGGTTTGAATGGGACCACGCCTTTGTTTTTAAACACAAACTCGCATCCTTCTGGATTATTTATAGCTATGTTTAATGGACTAAAAATTCTACCAGGCCCATCTGTATGTGGCATAATATAACCGCCCGGAGCCAATCGCATTATGCGCACACGATCAAATAGTTTATAAGGTAAGGACTGTAAAAATTTAGATAACTTAGGAACACGGTCACATGCATCAGTCCATTGATAGTTTGCTTCTTTTAAATTAGTAAATCCGTACTTGGTGTAATGTTCAGTTTTGTGTTTGTCAATGCCGTGTAAGGTTAGACTCTGCCACCCGGTGTGGCCATACCCTTTTTTCTTATCTTGGCCACGATGATTAAAGTAAAGATCATCAACTGATTGACATTCTTCTAATAATGCAGTTGTATCAAAATTAAAATTGATAGGGTAATAAACACAATCTATATCATTGAACGATTCAGCGTATGAGTCATGTACAGTGTTGGTAAAAGATTTGTTGTTATTGTAAAATTCTAGTAATTCTTCTGGAAAGTTTTTCATTTTTTAATAACCTTGGCACTTTTAATACTGTTAAATTTACTCCACACATTGAGATTCCAAGACTCCTGATCCGTAATAGTGTTAGAATTAATTATTGGATCTTTGTTTAAAGCATATCCTTGAAGATGAGCAACCGGGATGAATCCCAGCGCCAAGTCACGTAATCTCAATTCAGGATCAATAAACTCTGAAAAATTATTTGTTGTCCACCACTTGTGTAACGCAATACACGGATAATAAGAAGTGCTTGGACGAAAATTCATATACATTTCAGCCGCAAATCTTTGTTGTGGACGTATTTGTTTTCTCTTAACAACTTCTACATCTTCGTCATGACATGCACTGGACCAATGTTTTCCTAGAGTGTTATATCCTAAGTAAACCCACCCCCATTTATGCTCAGGAGTGAATAAAATAAAATCTTCTGGATTTAATTGTTCGTGTAAGTAGTCCGATGGCACTATTTCTTCTAGAGGTTTGTTAGGCATAAAATCAACCAAACAGGTGCATATAGATTTGTCAGTGTTATCCCAGGTTCGAAAAATCGCTTCAAAATTGTGTATCTGTTCGTTTAATCTCAAAAATGCTTCATGCAAAAACATATCATGGTCTGGTTCAATTAGTTTTCCTAATTTAATAAACGCCCCGTGGATATCTTCGTTAAAATTTATGCCGGGCCACTTCATAGCCAATGGATCAGTATCTTCTATTTTTAGATAAGCTTCATCCCACCAATTGCTATCTATTTTTTCTTGAACTCGAGCAAGATAATTCAAGTATTCATTATGCAAATTATCAATTTCTGTGTTATCTACTTTATATAAAGGTTTCAATTTTATATCGTAAAAGTTATTGATTTTTCCAATACATAAATTAATTTCGGAAAGATTGATATTTTTCTTAAAATATGCCTCTAGGTAGTCACCATAAACTTCAAATTGCTCATGTAGATCATTTAGTAATCCTGCATTTATTCTAAGATGATTGACACTGACTATGTCTGGCAATTTAACATCATACTCTGTTGAATTAATAAATTTAATGTTTTCTTGAAATTCTACAAACTGTTTTTGAACTTCTTTAAAACTAAGTATCTTTCTATAATTAGATTTTATTTTATTTTTAACTTTATTATTTTTATTAATTAATTCAATCCATCGATCAGCAACTGTGGTAGATGTTATTCCGTAGTATAGTCTTAGTTGTTCCTTGGTATCGCTGTTTTCACATATGATTTCTAAAATCTTCTTTTCATTCCAAATATCCATATACTATACCTCTTGAGTAATTTCTGTTTTAAATAATGAAGTTTTAACTTTATTCATTTCGGGAATTGTGACAAATGTATTTTCGTTCCTCACATGATCTAGCTTTCTAGTAATCTCTACAAAGTCTTTTGCGGCGTCTTTATCAAACGGTGCTTCGAGCTCGTGCAGTATGTATGAAAACCTATTTGTAATATTTGTGTTGTATTTGGCGTTAAATTCAAGAACAAAGTTTTCTAATTTTTCAATTATCCTTTTCTTAAAATCATCGGGCAATATACGCACATGATAGTGCTTGGGGTCAATAAGCATATTGATAAAAAAGTTATCGTAGTTGATTCCAAACTCTGGTCTGGCTTTGATTACACCAATATTAACTAGATGTGTAATGATTTCTGGTAATCTAAATACATTCCATGCACCAATAGTCATGCCCGGCCTTACAATGATATTGTTCAAAGTTGACATTGCTTTGAGATTTTCTTCTACTTTACTCCACACTGTACCCGCACGAATAAGTTCAGCACGATCGCCTATTTCATCAATACTGGGCCAAACTTCAATTTTACCTTGCTCCCACTGTTGCCAGTAATCGAGTACTTGTTTTTTACCGTACGATAAAATCGATGCATTTGTATTATATGAAATACGAACATCAAATCTTTTATTTTTAACCAGCATGTCTAAAATTTGCCAGTGCTCGGGCATCATTAGAGGCTCACCGCCTGCAAAGTAAATTTTCTCTACATGTTTAACTTGCTCGTTTAAGAAATCAAAATTTGTAAGATTATCTACTGATTCAATATTCCATACTTTATCCTGTTCATCAATCCAGCCTAACTTTTTAGCATCAGGCACCCAGGTTGAACTGTAACGTGGCCCACAGCTACGACATTTAAAATTACAAAGATTACTGAAACGGAAATCCCAATATTTCAACTCCATTGTGGTACAAGTACCGTCGGGCTCTGTAATTTTTGGAATTTCTCTTAGAACGTTTGCAAAATCTCTAGCATGATGTACTCGTCCGCTTTCACCAGTAACACGTTCTTGATCAAAACATTTGTTACAAATTTTAGGCTCAACACCTTCAATCATGTCTTTGCGAATAGATTTCATGTTGTCACTGTTCCAAATCTCTTCGATGGATTGCGTATTTAGATCGCCAGCAAAATAGTCGTGTGTACTTGTTAAACAACAGGGAATTACTTTACCGCTAGGTTCAAATGCAAGATGCATCCACGGCACAGCACACACTGTTTTTCTAAATTCGCTTATGTCTTTAATTTTAATTGGCATTGTCGTCCTGTGCGTATAGTATTTTACTTATGTCGCTGTGTAAGGTGTCTTGAAAATTCCAGCACCTCTTGATAAAGATATTGTGGTTGTGTTCAAATATAGGATACATTTCTTTCATTACTTCATGAAGATCTGTACGATTTATAAAATCTAAACTGGATTGAATTGCCAGTTCAATTCGACGTTCGTTATCGGGTTCGAGGTCATAACTTTCATCAATGTACCCGGCAAAAGTCTGATAACCCAATTCTCTAAAATGTTGCAAACTGTATTGTCCATTTATCATAACAAATGGTTGAAAACATTTTATAGGCTTATATGTTTTTTCTGTAAAAAATGTATGACTAACATGAGTTTCGCTTATGATATGTAAATAACTTTGATAAAATTTATCAACACTTTTGTCAATTATAGACAATGCACTATCACCGGTGTGATCTAATTCAATAGGCAATTTCAACGGTATACTGTGTTCAAGTCCAAGTGCATTCCATTGTGTATTATATTTTGGATAGTATTTGATGAATTTTAATTTATCATCTTCTTGCCAGTGGAGTCCTTGATAAAAAAAACTAAGTAATCCTTGATCTCTATACGGATATAATCCGGCAACTAATGCAAATCTATGATAGCGGCTTCTTCGATTTAAACAAATAAATTTATACGGCCTAATTTCTTCTTTAAAAATATATTCAGTTGCAACTCGTCGTTCTTTGATAAAGTTGTTATTAAAACTAGCAGGTTCCCAAGAATTACAAAATACAGATTTATATTTTAGAGATCTTGCTACATTTCCAGTAAGAAAAATAATTTTGTCATCTGGTAAATCATGCGAGTATTGAATATGAGATATTTGATATTCGTAATGCTCCCAATTCTCAGCTTCATGATAATGGGATATTAATATTAAACAATTGCCTTGATTGATAGAATTTAAAATTATATTTGGTATTGTTACATCAGAGATAGATTTACTATCAAGCGGGAAAAAAATTGGATAGATAAACTTAGTGTTCGGAATTTTATCCACTAGTTTAAAAAATGATACATCTTTTAAGATAGTTGACCAATCACCCTTTTGATTAGAGTCGTCTATATATAATAGTATTGGTGTTAAGTCCATAGGCTATCGCGAGCCTTGATTAAACGAATCATCATTGCTTCATCCTCTGCTTCGTAAGCCGCTTCTATTTCCTGTAGCAAGACATGAGACTTATCGCTCATGGCTTCAAGTTCGGGAGTTTTATCTTTACCCAACCAGCTCATCTTGCCACCATTGGCTACACGGGCCGCTTCGCAATATTCAGTCCACCCACTGGCTTCGTATGGATCAGGGCGATTTGGATAGGTCACAGTCCACCATGTGTAAAGCTCTTTGATTTCTCGAGCACGTTCTGCTTGACCTGTGGGCTTGCCGTGGTTGGGATCAGTTTCTTCTATGCCCCAGTCTGATCCCATGGTCAAGGTCATGGCCCAATCCAAATGGTCTATGCCTGCCTGTGGACAACGCCAGGTTCTCCATCGAAACCATCCACTGGCCCAGAAAGGAGGATCATACTTGGCACGGTCTTTTTCATCGCCCCAGGCAATGTGACTCCAAGCTGATTCTATCTCAACAAAATCAACCAGCTCATTGAATAGGCAAGGCAAAAAGCGGTTCCCCACATCCCGCCATTGACCCGGCTTAATATCCCGGGGATGAGCGGTAAGACTATGAGTGCGAGTAACCCAACGGTTGTTAATGTAGTACTTGATATCATAAAGAGTCCTTATGGGCCATGTGACAAAATCCTGGATGTGTCCAAGTGCTTCTTCTGCTAACCAATAACGAAAGTTGTGCTTTATTTGGGCCGCAGTAGTCCAGTCGTCCCATTCTTCTGCTGTGCCCGCACTCAATTTTTTAGTGCCGCGAAGCCAGTCTGCAAAAGGAGTACAACTCCAGTAGTTGATGTGTTGTGCCATTTTATTTTCTATCGCCAAATAATTGTAACAAGTTAATAAACAGGTTAATAAAGTCCATGTAAAGAGTTAAGGCACCGCGAATTTCTACTACATCGCTGGTATCGTAACTAACTTCTTCTCGAATCTTCTGTGTATCGTATGCAGTCAATCCAAGGAAGATAATGATCGCTAGGGCAGAGATTACCATTTGCATTATAGTTGAGCCAATAAAGATATTAACAATACTGGCAATAACAATAGCAATCAATCCTACAAACATAAACTTACCAAGGCTATCTAGGCTCTGCTTGGTAAAATAGCCATAGCCACTCATTACTGCAAACAAGATGGCCGCGCCCATAAAAGCTGACACAATACTGCCCATAGTAAACACAGCAAAGATTGTGGCAAAACTCAATCCCATTAATGCCGCAAATCCATGTAAGCATAACTGTGCTATACTCTTACTTGGGTTATTGGCCAGTACCATACTAACACCAAAGATTGCCGCTAGCGGAGAAAAGATCACAATCCACTTTAGCATACCGGTAAAAAAGAATTCCAGCAACTCCGGACTAGTGCCCACAAAGTAACTGACAAACATTGACACAATAACAGCCAAACTCATATGTCCATACACACGGCCCATTGCTGAATTAATTTCACTAGCACTGCGGTAACTTAGTACGCCACCGCCTGTATAATTTGCACCAAACATACTATTCTCCTTTAAATAAATTTTGTAAGATTAGGTGGAACCCAACCTACTGGTTTTAATACTTTACCATCTTCTCGCTTACGAACTTTACCATCTTCTCCAATTTTAGCAAAGTTTGTACTCATTACTTCTTTCCAAGCACCTTCGGCATCACTGCCCATGCTATGAATAGCACCAATAGTAACAACCAAGATGTCAATAAGAGCATCCAGTGTTTCTACTTGGTCATGTGCGGCAATTGCTTCGGCAAGTTCGCCTGCTTCTTCTTCAATCAAACTAACATACAAATTAAATTGATTTTCATCAAACTCGCCACCAACTGTTTGGTCGCAAGCCCGCATAAATTTTTCTTGATCTCTAAACGGGTTCATTATGCCATCCTATCTACGTTTTGTCCTGCACGATTCATTTGTCGATTCATTTCGATTCTCTTTGCTTCGTCAATTTCTCGATTGTATTTAATTCTGCGTTCATCTTGAATTTGTTCTTCATGCCGCTTGTCCGACTTTTTAACTTCTGTCTGCCTATAGATTTCAGCATTTTGCATTGTTACTCTACTAATATCTGTCATAATTTTTCTCCTACTTTGAAACCCCTGAATCTAAGGTACCGGGGGAACCGCAAGCTGTACGATCCGTCTTGATTTTGTGTAACTGCGTCTGCTCGCACTTCCACGATCTGTCCAACGACTTCACTACTTGCATTCCAAAAAGAATCACGATCATTATCACTAAAGCCGCTACCCACATTGACCTTAATCGATTTACCATCATCAACGCCTTCGCACACCAATGCACCCAAACGTCCAATGTTTCTTCCAGTACCTTCTTCCACTTCGATGACCTCAAGACTAACTTCGATAAACGGCTTGAGCTTGAGCCACGCAACACTTCTTTTACATTCATACTGTGCCTCTGGATCCTTAATCATAATACCTTCATAACCCCCTGCCACTGCTTTTGCATTAATTTCTTTGTAACGCAACTGACCTTCATCGGTATCTAAATCAACTAATTCGTTTGACAGTACAGTTATGTTAGGAACCATATCTTTAACAGCTGAATGCCATGCCTGCAATGCTTCACTACGCCACTCTTGCGGCTGTTCAAAAATCTCTGCTTCAAATGCATGAAGCGGCAACCAATCAAACAAGTTAAGTACTGCATCACCTGTTTCAGAATCACCTTTACGATGAATCTGCTTCATCAAATCCTGGAAACTGCTGGACATAATTTCACCGTCAAACACCCAAGGCTCTGTGAGTCCAGATGCTATCTTTGCAAACTGCTCTTTGACATGTGGAAAGTTCACAAGTTCTTTACCGTTACGGCTAAACTGATCCACCTTGCCATCAGGATAAACAATAGTGATGACCCGAACTCCGTCAAGTTTGACTTCGATAAATTTCTTGCCTGTAACTTTAGACTCGTGATTGGCACTGTCATGAGCCAGCTGACAACCAAAAACAGGAATAGCATATTGCGGATACTTCTTTTCTACAACTTTGTTTACTGTGTTTTCACTAAATCCAGCTCGCATATCTTTGATAAGGATGCGTCTATACCAACCATTCCACTCTGCTTTAGTGGATTGTGCTATCATTGCATCAATTACATCCCGAGCAAGATTGCCGGTGACTGTACGATTAATGAAACCATCAATAGTACGAACAAAATCATCCCAAGATAAGCCAGAGCCATCCTCATCATTCTTTTCCTTTACTTGTTTGATACCAAAAGTTATCATGGAATCTAATGCAAGGCGACAACCGTGGAAGAATTCATCATTGCCCAGTTCTGCCTGAGCAAGAATAATAGCTTCTTTGTTCAAACGACTAGGATGATCTTCCAAACTGGAAATAACTGTGTAGCAAGGATCGCTCATATTAGACCTTTAAATAACTGTTTAAGTAGTTATTGTACTATCTAATTATCAGTATGTCAAGAAGTTTGTGGTCTTAAATGGCTTACCTGCGTAAGCATAATCGATATTTCGAATGATTTTCTTCTTCATACTTCGAACAATTGGATGGGAATGGTTCCATTCAAATGCAGCCAAATACTTGTGATAAGTTGTATTCTTGTGACGTTTGGCCTGCATGCTGTCCAAATACTTTTTTATAGCATCTCTATCCAATTCAAACCTGTCAACCAATTCACAGGCAATGTTAAAACTAAATGCACCCATTTCGTCTTTGTGGCCGTAGTATTCTTGATTGACTCTTTGCTTGTGATAGTAAGCTGTACTTTCATAGCCCGGAATGGTTTTGAAATTCCTACTACGATACTGACGCATATGGATGATTTCGTGTAGGATAGTATCTGCAAATAAACTGCAAATTCTTTCCCAACGATATTCTGTCATTCGAATAAACTCATCGTCTGGATGATAGCTTAGAACAATTTCAATATGTCGTCTATCTTCTGCATCATTATAACTATAATAAGTTCCGCCCATATAAATCTTGCCACGTTTTTGAGTAGGATCGCTTTGTCTACGAACTACTTTGACTGGAAGATTGCTTTTAATATGCGTACTTATTATTTTTTGTAAGTCTGCAACTGCTAGTTTTTTGCCAATAAAATACTTACCCGCACTATACAGCATAGTGCGTAGATTGTACCTATCTAAGAGACTCCAATTGAATGGTTTACTCACAGTTTTCTCCGGGTTATCCTAAGTATTTATCGACACCCGAAGAAAGTAATACTAGCGTTTTGCAATAACCTTGTCTGCAAGCCCATACACAACAGCCTTATCCGCACTCAAAAATGTATCAAATTTCATAGCTTGATACAGCTCATCATACGTTTTTCCAGCGGTATTATGCTTGACATACAACTGTGTTAGTCGTTCATTAATGCGTTTAGACTCTTCAAAACCACGACGTGCATCTTCAAACTCAAGTTCCTGTACGTGTACACTGCCACTTGTGCCTGGAGTACCCGAACTAACACGGTGAATCATAGTACGTGATTCGGGCAGGACAAACCGCTTGCCAGGATGCCCTGCTTGTGCAAGGAACGAGCCCATACTACAGGCCTGCCCCATTACATAGGTTGCAACATCTGGCTTAATAAACTGCATTGTATCGTAAATAGCAAGACCAGCAGTAACACTTCCACCCGGACTATTGATAAAGAATGTAATGTCTTCATTTCCTTGACTTTCCAAAAACAGCAACTGTGCCACAATAAGGCTTGAAGTATGCTCGTTAACATCAGTGTCTAACATCACAATACGATCTTTAAGCAAGCGACTGTAAATGTCATAGGCACGTTCGCCCTTTGCTTCTGTCTCAATAACCATTGGTACCAAATTAGGCATCTTTATCCTTTAAAGTTTGATGTGTCGTATGTCTGAGCAAAGATATCTTTTTTCACAACACCAAAGTCGCCGGCGCCGTGACGTACAATAAAGTCTTCGCCTGCCTTGTAATTCAAATCTCCCCATGATGCTTTTACAACACCGTTGTGATCTGCTAGTTTAGCGTGTTTGAAAATCTTCTTAGGAGTGGCAGTGCCATCTTCGTTGTCGTCATAGTAGTCGGCAAACTTTTCTGCTCCCACTGGATACTTCTCACCCTTTGGACCTGTGATAATTTTATAGCCTGCTTGATAGTCAACTGGACCTTCTAATGTATCTACAGTACCGCTAGATGTAGCAGTTTTATAATGTATTGGAGTAGGATGTTTATAGGTTTCGAAACTACCGTGAGCAAACCACTCATCGGTAATTTCTTTATCTATAGATTCTACGATATTGATGTATTCTCTAATCATTGTGGTTTGTCTAGTTCTTTAAATGCTTGAGTTGAACGCTGTGCTTCAAGTATCTCACGGCTATTCTTTTCCTTAGCACGACGAAGAACGTTTGCGTCACCTGTGGGCAATGCAATTAGTACATAAGCAGTGTATCGATTGCCAGCACGTACAACAACTGGATTCTGATCAATGTTCTTAGCACCGTAAGTTTCAACTCCAGTCACGTCAACTGTATTACAGTTAGACCGTGTAACCTTTTCAATGTTACTGGATTTTGTCGATCCTGTATCATACTGTTTAGTCTGCGAACTAACTGTTCCGCCAGCACTGTAGCAAATTTCTGCAAGTGCATTGGTACGTGCCAAATGCACAGCCATGTTGTAGTTTTCTGCGGAACCTTCTGCTGCCGCAAATACTGCACTGTCACTAACAGGCAATTTACCCATCCAATCCGGCCGGCCTTTTAATGCCTGCTCAATTGCTTTGCCCTCACGTTCGTATTGATTGTCGACACGCTTTTGATAAACGTCGGTTGTACCACAAGCTGCCAAAACAGCAATGATAGGCAAAAGTGTTATAATTTTTTTCATCTTAGTTTCCTACTTTCTTAATATATTGACCGGCTTTGTTTAAATCTTGTCCTGCACCTTCTACTGCACCACCAATAGTGCCGCATGCGGTGAGCATTACTGCTACTAAAATTAGAATAATCTTTTTCATTTTGCCATCTCCTGACTGTGAGTTTTAACTGTGTCTATGCCATTGTCCAACATTCGGGCAATGCCGGAAAATCCAACTGTTGCTAGAACTAGTCCAAAGACAGCGCCTAAAATAAACATTCGCATATCAAGCCTTTCTGTGTGTGTTGATGTGTTTATTATAATGTTCTTTTTGCAAAGAGTCAACATTTATTTTTACCGAATTATCGACGATAATCTTCGTTCAAAATAGTCTTGTCCGAATTACAGTCCAAGCATAAATTTTGGATATTTTCTGCACTGTCATCGCCGCCGTCTGCTCGTCGAATTTTGTGATCCGCAATTACTCGATTTCTGCAAAGCCTGCTAAACAATTTGGGGTTGGATTCTTTTATACCCGAATGCTTGCGTTCAACCTCTGCACCTACATCTTTTCCGCACTCGGCACAGATCATTCCTCTGTGGAAAGTATGTGGTCGATCATAACGACCCATGCCGCCATACTCTCGTTGTTTAAGCTGATGGATACGGCACAGTACATCCGAGCCAGGACCTGACATTTGGCTAATAGGAGTACCACAGCCATCAACACAACAAATTAGATTATTCTTTAGTTGTCGTTTGATAACTGCGGGACTCTTACGCACGTCTTCTGATGCTAGTCTAAACATATTAGAACAAGAAGCTTGATTGTACAGGCCAGTACTGCGGACCTTTAGGCATAGCACCGTTAAAGTTTTTAGCAATCTGTTTGATAAGAAAAGTTAGGCCGAGCGGTACTTCTGGATAACGAATACCAAGTGCGTAACCGTTAACACGTTCATAATGATCCCTATAAGCAACCTTAGCTTGACTCATCATAGCAATAGGATCAAAATCGCCACCAAAAGCTAATTTCAAACTATTAGCAACGCCTGCAATATACGCACTGTCTACAGAGATCTTTTCAATTTGACACTGACGGAAGAACTCATACATAAGCCAACATTCCTTGGGTTGTACAGGACGATTGCTTTTGCAAACAGATACGAAGTACTTGCAAAAATGGTCTGTAATTTCCAAATCATAACGTGGGTCCATAAGTTCGTCTAAACGAGTCAATGCACCAGGTTCGTCAGTGTCACCAAATTTACTATGTGTAGCAAACATCTTAGCACCTTCGAGCAATTTTTGTTTTAGCTCTGCCAATTCCCATGCAGGAATTTTGGTACCGTCAGTTCGCACACCAAAAATCATTTGATGGAACTTGTCAATTTGATCTAAGGGATGTTTCGCATCGCCATTTAGTGCCATAAAGTTTTGGCGCATTTCGCTTTTTTGCGAGCTATTGTAAACAACAATGGGAATTTCACATTTGGTAATATCTGCTTTCAAAGCAGTTGCAATCAAATATAATACTATAGCAGTATGTTGCCCGTCCCAGCATACATATTTGCCGGGAGCCATCGGGTCTTCATAAACACAAATTGGCATAACACGGATTTGTGTAAAGTTATCCAAAATACCAGTTGCATGAAACAACACCAGCATTCGTTGCAATGTGATATCAATGACGATTTTATCCAAAGTAGTTTTGATTGCACTACATAATGTAATGTCCGACCATTTGGTAATTGTAGGATTTCTACGTCCAAATTCATGGATGGCATCTGTTACTACCGATTGGTAATAAGAACTACCATTAATAGTCTGTTTAAGACGTTGCGGAAGTCCTACATACTGTGATGTTGTTTTGTAAAACTGTTGATTAACAGTGTCAGCATAAAACGTAGGAGCCACTGCTGATTGTTGGGTCATCAATTGCATAAAATCTTTCTGTGTGTTGTGTTGATATGGTTATTATACTATAAAACGCCTTCAGCGTCAACCTACCATTTGTCCACTACCATCCAAATTGAGTCATTAGGATTGGCTTGACAAATAACTCCAAAATATCTTCTCAATAGGCTTAGTTCAAAATACTGTTCGGTAAAGTTTCTACAACGCATATTTTGATATTTGAAGTACAAATCAACCTTGCTACGGCCAACTTCAGTTTCTAAAATCAAATCGCCTGCCTTAATTTTACGTTCTATCTTTTGGCCTTCACGGCATACTGTAATCGATTCTGAATTGAATTGGCCGCCGAGTGATACTAAAAGTTTTTCTCTACCTTGACGAATAGCATGACTACACAATGCACTACCTTTATAGTGTGAGTCAGATATTGAATCTGTGACACTGTGCAATTTGCCATTCACGTTGACATCAAACTTAACAGCACACTTGCCATCGCTAACAACCTCAATCAAATTTTGAATAGGACCAACTACTTGTGTATCAGTCATTAGGCTAGCAGTTTTGACATCGCAATTTGCCCAAACAAATTGACTAGCCAGCATTAAAGTTACCAATAGTGTATGTTTCATGATTGATCGCACCTATAAACATACCACCAAATAGTGGCTTTTAGTCTACTGTTAAAATCGTGATCTTCTTCAGTTAACACATCAGGATCGGGTTCAAAGTTCTTAATAGCTTGTAATTTTTTTAATTCAGCTACTTGTGTTTCTTTAAATTTACAATCTACTGGATAGTCTACCAATTCCTGATAGGTCATAATTTTAGGTGCATCTGCAATAACACTAGCAGTGGGTTGACACCCTGCCAATGCTAACATTGCAATCAAATAACATGCCTTCATTTTTAACTTTCTATCGAGTTACGATAGTGTTAGTATAACTGAATTATTGGTACTTGTCATCCAGTTTGACACTCGAAAGTGCCGCAACGGTTTGAAACTTTTCCCAAGCCATTTTGGCACTGGGATTATTTTCCAATTCACTATTTGGCAACACTGCTTCTAACCAAATTTCAGGACGACGGCGAGGATGAGCACCAAACTGTCTGGGCTGATGCATCTTACCATCCTCGTACAGCATAATACTCACGCTACGGAATTTGTCCTCATCGTCCTTGCTGTGGAAATCATAATTGCTCCATTCTTGATTGCTCAGGCCGCCCAATGTGTATCCGTCCCAAATGCCCGCCCACTGTTCGTCATCACGTGGATCAAAATCTGTACGGGTAATCAATACCAATACATCTTCCATGGCCACACGGCCTTCCACAATGTCCAATACGCAACGGCTGTAACTTAGTCCAATTTTCATACAATAGCACTTTCAGGTTTATGAGTTTTAAAAACATTCTGTCCACAACGCCTTATGGCATCTGCCAACACTTGCGGAGATTCTTCTGCAATTTCTTCTAACTCTGTTTGAGTCATCTCACTTTCAAATGCCCAAATTTCCGGAAACCTCTGTGGGTTAGCTGTTGCTCTTAGTATAGCATGTCTGGGTACAGGGAAGTTAACCTTCTCGTCACCTTTTAGCACAGCCCAAAACTTCTTCTTTTCATATTCAGATACATTGAAGATCCATTCGAATCCAATACTATCAAAGTAACACACGTATGCATTCATATCAACCCCTTGATGCTGTTTGGGTACGAGTGATAGCAGGCCCGTTACTTTCAAAGTCCATACCAGCGGCCTTACCTTCATATACTCGTCCATTCCAATTCATTAGAATTTTAACCGACTTGTTTATCACAACAGTGAGATTACGACCTTCGTTAAATGCCATGACTTCACCGGTCACTTCCCTACCACTATTTGCCTGTCTAACTGTACAAGTATTACTGTGTCTCGATACTATGCTCAAGTTCTTCTCCGAAAGTAAAGGAAACGGTCTTAATGCTATCCCAACGGAAACTACGCCATGCATTTACATCCAGTGCATACACACTGCAAATGTCATCATTCTTTTTCTTTTCGCGTTTTGGTTCTGCACCTTCAACAACTGGAACAGGAGGAACAAACTCTGGACTGGTTGTACATTCCATTACTCGTTCTTCGCCATCCTTCTTAGTAAAAGTTACAGTAACCTTGCCGGCAGCTAGATGACTCTTAAGCCATTTTTTAAATAGCTTAACTTCTTTTTCATTTAGATTCATTTGTAGCACTTTCAAATTCGGTTACACGTTCCTGCAACAATATAATTTGATGTTCCAAATCGTCAATATGATCCGCAACACGTTTCATAAAATCAGCAGTATTGCTACCAGTCAATTTAAGCATATCACTGACACTCAGTTCTTTAGTTTCTTCACTCATTTAAATCTCCAATAAAATGTTAGGGTTCCAGCCACTGTTCTCACTGTAGCCATCGCTTTCGTAACCACGGGGATTACATACAACTCTAGTTTCACCAATTACATAATCAAATGGTTGATGCATATGACCATGTGTCCACAATTTAATTTGCGGATGATCCATAATGAACTCACTTAGGTCACTAGCATATCCACCGTTCATAAGCGTCTGACTTGCATATTGCTCATGCACACTTTTGAAACTAGGAGCATGATGTCCAACCACAACACACTTCTTATCCTTGTGTTCTTGCACAATGTGCTTGATATAGCCAAGAGTCTTGTCATGTCTAATAGCAACATCCAACGCACTCATAGCCGCATACTCACGTTTTTCATTACGAACGATTCTAAAATCGTTCATCATGTCTTTCATGGCATGCATAGTCAATGGATCACGACGATTCATATCAGTCCACAGAGTGCCACCCACAAACACAACATCGTCAATGATCTTCATGTCTTGCTCAAGCATATACACGTTGGGATACTTGGCACATTCTTCACGCATGTAATCGATAGCCGCATAGAACTTGCCGTGGTAGAATTCGTGATTGCCCATGATGTAGATCACATGAGGGAACTGAAAACTACAACGCTTGAAGAAATCACGGAATGTTTTGACTCGTTGTTGCTTACGACTGAGATCCGCAAATGCTCCTGCACTATACGGATTAAAATCCGCGGCAATGTGGTCGTGCAGATCCTGCGCAATACAGATATCGCCTCCGAGAATCAGTACATCATAGTTCTGATCGTTTTCAATATTGATGTCAGAGAACTCTAAGTGGAGGTCGCTGACTAGTTTGATCTTCATTTATATCTCGCTGTATTTTTCTTCAATAAATTTCTTAGCATCTTTTTTGGTAAGACGACCCGCTTCGTATTCACCCAGTGCATGACGCAAGGCTTCTTCAACAAATTCGTTAAAAGTAACATCACGTTCGTGTGCTAGTTTCATGTATTGTAACAGTTCTTCATCCGAAAAGTCAACCGGAACTTGCACTCGTGTGTCATAATCTTCCCCAGCTGAGATTGCCAAACACTTCTGGATAAAATCGTCGGCCACTTCAAGATCAACATAGTCAACATCGTCCCATGCTTCATCTTTGCTCACATCTCGACGTTTGGCTTCTTTACGATTCTTCTTTTGGAAGTCTGGGTTGATCATACGATAAGCACGTTGATGTACATAGTCGTGCGCCTGTACTTCGTAAACAGTTTGATCTTTTGTATCAAAGATGACCGTAAAACTGTGACCGTCATGTTCGCCGTTCCATGAAACTAGTGCATAAGCATCGGAACCGTAGCACTGCCACATATAGCCGCTACCTTCGGTAATTCGATAGCCAACCAATTCCATCCATTCTTTCATTGTAATCATTGTGTAACTCCTTCTTTACGTTGTTGAAAAGTAACTTCAATCCAGCCAATCAAGGCTATCAACCATCCTGTATTGTCAGGACTTCCCCATGTGTATAATACTTGGAAAACGCACATTACTAAAATTGCTATTGACAATATATGTTTAAATTTAATCATCATTCAGTTCCTTCTTCGTTATAAACAATAGACCTTGCGGTGGTATGTTCTTCGCATAGGGTAGTAACCCATCCACCGCCTACCTGTTTACCAGGACTACCACACTCCTCGCAAGTGACACCACTCATGCTTTCTGCCATTGCCACCATGCCGCTAATTTCATCATCTCCACCGCTGTAATAGAAACGCAGTGTACCAAATTTTTCTTTAACTTGATCTAGGGTAACCTGTGCTACAACTACACCGTTTTTATTCTTCCAATCGAGGTGATGTTGTATATTTCCCATAAGTTGATCCAAAATGTTGAACCAACCATCTCCGCAAGCAAAGCCCCAACACATGCAAGTTTCTGTCATCGGTAGATTACGATTGATCATCATTTGCGGATACCGTTTACAAAGAAGCTCGTCTAATTCTTGTTTCATTGTGCCGCCTTTACATAGTTTAAACGGGTCACTGGATTCTTATGCAACCAATGCTCGCTGTGATCCTTTACTTTGGCTTTGACTATTACGCATGCTCCTAGTTTCAAAGGAGCCTTGCTAAACCAAGATGCCATCTTGTTATCTATTATAGCACAAACATTGTATGCGTCAAAGTTCTTTGAGCGAACTGACTCAAGTATTTCGCAATCGAGATCCTTTAGATTGGCACCGATGTCTGCAACAAATCCTTCGTCCAATTTTCGTGCAATTTTTTTAATTTGATTCTTTGCATGATCACGTACATATACACTGGGCAAACAAGCCACATAACCAAATTGATTTGATTTAACAGTCTCGCCGCTTAGGATACTATTGATATTAGTTTGAAATTCGTTCTCGCCTTCGATGGCCGCAAACAATAGACGCTTAAAGTAGTTTCGAATTTCTTCTGCTTGTGCAATATCTTCGGGCAATACTCTCAGCGGCATTGGTGCTTCTTTTGGATCAGCAGACCAGTTGGTGTGATCCAGTGTACACAGCATTAGAATTTTATTACCATGCTTGTGATACATTAGTTGGATTTTGCCATCTGGTGTTTGGTCAGAGAACACAGGAATGATAACATCCTTGATATACTCACCGTTAATGCGTTGGGCCGCACAGGCCAATTCCAAAACTTGCTGAACAGGAAAGGTTACGTTTTTATTCACGGTACGCCCTAATGCTGGTTAATATACGTTGTATTTTACAGGAAAAGTACGTCCGTGTCAACCTTTTGTAACCGTACATAGATCTTTTTGGCTAAACGCTTTAGCACTGGATTGGGCAAATTTCCAAATGCACCAAAATATGATGCCAAACACGGGCTAACATATCTGCCGTTGAACTTGAGTCTGGACAAGCTACTAAACTTTCCCATGTATCGTAATGCCCTGTACTTGCCCAAATTTCTACAAAGTTCGATTGCAATTGAAACTGCATATGCATCTACTTCATCTGGATCTGCAAGATATTGATTATACGGGGATCGAGTATGTGCTACGTATGTTTGATATTTTCTCTTGACACTTTGACGCTGATGCTTGTATTCGTGTACAACTGCATCAAATATTTGAATTAGAAATTCAGTGGCATGTTTTTGATCCCATACAACATCTTTATCAAAGTTATGATGCACAACAACTTCTATAGGAATCTCACCATTGCAATCGTCTTCAGCATCATAATATGCATTGACATAAAATTCTTCAGAATCTAAAAACTTATCACGTTTGCTTTTGATGCTGAGACCAAAGCCTTGATGACGAAATTGTCTGCGTAATAAAGTTAGCAAATTTTGGAAACTGATGCCAGGTTTACTTTTAAGTTTAACTTGCATACAAACCCAGCAAACTGTTTCCATTATGCTATTCATGATTACAACCTAAATACGATTCTGCCTTTGGATAAATCATATGGGCTAACTTCTATTTTAACATTGTCACCCAATATGATTCTAATTTTATGTTGTTTGAGTCTTCCGCCCATGTAGCAAAGCAGTGTGTTGGGAATGTTTGCTACCTTCACCCTGAACATACTTCCTGGCAATACCTCTTCGACCGAACCCGTCAATTCAATAATATCGTCTTTTGCCATTATACTTTGCTTATGACGATTGCACCGTCTTCAATTTCAATGTTTAGTGTATCGCCTGTGTTCCATCCATTACGTTCGAGAATCTCTGGAGGAATTTTCATAATAACATTGTCCGGATCTCCAGGGATGTCTTCAAATATATCTTCCACATTAAATATTAGTTTTTCCATTGTGTATTTACTCTGTTATTCATTAACACTATAAGGAACTGATCTCCAACCTAAACGGTTCAAGTCCAATTCAATTTCTTCAGTAACAGTACCTTCTGGTACATATCCAGCACCATTGGCACCGGTTAGGCCGTTGCCTAATTCTGCATTACCTATACCACTACAGTACCAATCAATATAGTCACCTTTTTCCTGCATGTCAGAAATGATGCCGCCACTATGCCGCCAACTGCATGACCAAGTTTCGCATTTTAGCTCTTGCCAAAACTCACGACTTTGCCAAGTCATGTTACACATAGCGGCATACAAGTTTTGAGCATAAGCATTGCTGGCTTTAACTTTGTCACACATTTCTTTGCTACTACGCAAATCGTATTCCATGTTGTTCTTTTGCCACTTGGGATCTACAATAGCCGCTGCTTCTTGTTCCCGCCAAGTTTCGTACATTTGAACATAGTCGGGATTAGGTACTTCTCCCTTTTCCTCGCAACGCTTGATATACCCTTCTTTTTGAAAGGTATGCCGTTCTGGGCTACTTGCTACTTTTTTCATTTATGAAATCCTCCGTGGAAGCAATGTCGGACTTCGTGTCCAAGAGTCCAGTAATCAGTTTTAATATTGGTAATAACCATGCACACATCGTTACCTTTTTCGTCCTTGTTCCAGAATGCACATCCATCCATGATCTTTTTTCCGACGTTGAACGGTTTTGTGCCACGTCGCTTTGCCTCCCACTCACATAGCCCGTTAACGTCCTTTGTAAACACCCACTCAATTGTCGATTTGAGAGTAAAATGTTTTGCATTCATGGTTGTTTCGTCAACTACATTGAATTTATCGTAAGGTGTTTCTGCCAATGCAGATAGCGACAACAATGTTGCTAGTGTAACAATTGCCTTTTTCATATATAACTTTCTGTGCCTGTGTGTTAAAATGGTGTAGACGGTAGGATTCGAACCTACAAAGGCAGCTAATAGCCTAGCCCAGTTCCCTCCGTTCAGCTGGGGGTCAGCTTACTAGGAGGAGGTATACCAAGTTCCACTCACGTCTACCATTGTATTATATACTTATTTGTAAATACTGTCAATGAGCCATTCTACCATTCCATTTGATAACATTATCCGTTTTGGACAACGCACCATGTTGGTCAACCGTTTGTTTTCCACAAGTTGGATTTTGGGAAGATTCTGTAACTATAAATGCAGTTATTGTTGGCCTTATGCCAGAAGTGACACACCAGATCACCAACCAATTGACGTGTATAAAAATGTGGTTAACGAAATCAAACGCCAAGCCCGCAATAACGGATTCAATCAATTTCATTGGAGTTTCAGTGGCGGAGAACCAACAGCATATAAAAATCTACTAGAGTTAACTAATCACTTAGACGATGGTGTGTCATATCAAACTGTACATATGACTACTAATTTGAGTCCTAGTTTGGCTTGGTGGAAACGTTGGGCCAATGCAACCTCCATGTTACAACGTAGAAGCATAACAGCTAGTTTTCACGACGAGTTTGCCAAGGAACAGGAGTTTGGCGATAAGATTTTACAACTGATGTATGATGGCGTTCACGTTACTATAAATCAAGTTATGGTTCCAGAAAAGTTTTATGAGTTGTATACCAGACTAGAAAGATTTGCCGCACGTGGTATCAATGTAACTCTTAAGCCGCAAAGCGATCCAACAGCCAGTAGATTAGTAGATGGATACACTGATGAAATGATTCACACGATGCAAACTGGATTCCCACAGCACTCCGATGGTGAAGAGACTTATCAGATAGCCTTATACGATGTAAATAATACGGAATACTTGTTTGACCAAGCTGAAAGATTCAACGCATTCGGATTTAATAAGTTTAAAGGATGGCAGTGTAACTCGGGATTTCAAAGTGTTATAATAAGAGGCGATCAAATAAAAAGAAGTTACAGTTGTCATGATGCTCCTTTAGGCAATGTGTTAACAGGATTTAATTTGTTCGAAGATCCTAAACTTTGTTCCACGCCAACATGTGTTAGCAGTGCCGATAGTAAAATACCTAAATACAAATGAATACAATACTAAAAGTAGAACAAAAGTGGCCAGAAGACTATCTAAGAATAGATTTCTCTGTTGGCGATATATGTAACTATCAGTGTTGGTATTGCTGGCCAGAATCGCATGCTGCTGAATACAAATGGCCTGACTATGATCTGCTGATTAAAAATTTATCTCACGTATTAGATTATTATATTGCAAACACTAATAAAAGACGATTTGAATTTTGTCTGTTAGGCGGAGAGGTTACACACTGGTCTCGTTTCCTTGATTTTATAAAACACTTCAAAGAAAATTACAATTGTATTTTTAATTTAATTTCCAACGGTTCGAAAAAATTATCGTGGTGGAGAGAAGCAGCACCTTACTTAGACTATGTGCTGATTAGTCATCATCAACAATTCTCTAAAGTAGAACACAATAGAGAGTTGCTTGATTTACTCTATGAACAGGGTGTGATTGGAGTTACTACTGTACTAATGGATCCGGGAAACTGGGACAAATGTTTAGAAACTATAGAATATTATAAGAAAAGTAAGCGGCGATGGTCTATCAGGTATGGCGAAATTATTCATAAAGACGTCAACTACACAGATGAACAAAAGGAAGTTATAGGAAAAGTTAGAGCAAGGGGTGCAAATCCACTGTGGTTCTGGTGGAACAACAAGACGCCTCGAACTATTCCTTACGTTACCGGACTTGATGGTAAGAAGAAAAAAGTGCCAGATAATTACATCCTTTTAAATCGGTTAAACAATTTCCAAGGATGGGAGTGCAATGTAGGAGTAGATTGGTTTGCAATCAAAATTGACGGCTCGGTTGTTGGAGTATGTAGCAATTTGTTATATAAAAATAACACCGTTCATAATATATACGACATAGACTTTACTGCTAAATTTTCTCCAGAAATTGTTCCAGCAATTTGTATGCAAAATGGATGCTGGTGTGGGTTTGAAACAAACATGCCCAAACGTAAAATAGATTTTACAACAAAGAATAAGATAATACCGATACATGTTAATTGATACTGAGCACCTACACTACTGGATGCAAGCCATTAGACAAAGTAAAGACCCTATGCGAACCATGGATGCATTTTGGAGTGGCCAACTTAAAAGTAAAGAGTGGTTGATTGATGCATTGGAAATGACAGTACATCCGCAAGTTGATTGTGTAATGCCTAAGCCCTTTGCTATTGACATACACGGCGGATGGGTCGGAGTGCTGGCCAGTATGTTATTTCAAAGTAGAATTCCCGTAGCAACTATTCGCAGCATTGATATAGATTCAACATGCGAATCTGTTGCTACTATGATGAATAAGAAAGAGGAAATGCAAGGAAAGTTTAAAGCAGTTACTTCTGATATGTGTACTATTCGTAGTGACAGCGATATTATAATCAATACTAGTTGCGAACACATTACACAAGATCAATTTGATTTGTGGAAAACTGGCATACCTTATAACAGTTTATTAGTGTTGCAAGGTAACAACTATAACATACCCGAACACATTCGTACAGCAGACAGTTTGGAGCATTTTAAACAACAATGCGGCATCAATATCGTTTGGGCAGGTGAACTAGAACTGCCGTTATACACACGTTTTATGGTAATAGGTCGTTAATATTAAAATGTGTAAGTATATAGCTCGATGTCTTCTTTAAATATGTTTGCTATTTTATTTTTCTGATCAGTTGTATAGTATGTTTTATAATCGTTGTGTGTTGAGGTGTTGATATAAGGCAACGGTTTTTCACAATTTAGTAAATTTTGTATCACTTTAAAATCTGTTGAGAGAGTTTCAGCTTTGAACAACCAGTCAACACCCGGCTCAATCCATTTACACTGGTTAGTAGATAACGAGTTCCAACTCTGTGTATCATAGTCAAGTTTACCAACAAACTGATTCCACGTGGGAAAATCATCTATTGACTTAATGTTATTATTTTCCCAATAAAACTTATATTGTTGTAGATAAAAATATGAACTTACCATTCTTGCCCACGGGTTACGAACAATTGCAAAGGACCGGCCAACATTCCACGACTCTTTAATTGTTGACAAGTTAGGATGTCCGCCAATTCGTTCATACTCAAAATTTCTACTTAACCATTCAACTACACTTGACCCTGCACTTTTGGGAATATGTACAAACGTTAAATTGTTATTGGGTAGATTGATTGCTGCCATGTTTGTCGTTAAATTTTATTTCACTATCAGAGCAAACTCCTGCACATGCAGCCAGTCTGCCGTTGGCATAGTCTTTGTTCCAACTGTCTTGAACACCTCGAAAAAAAGTACCTTGCATAATACTGTCCCAATCGTGTAATTTGAGATTTATTTTGCTGTCTCCATGTTCAGCCCATAGTATTTCCCAGCCGTCTTTAAAGTCAACAGTTCTGCTGTACATGTTTCTGGATGATAAGGGACAACAAGGAAATAGCTTGCCAGTGTACTCTATATACACTGTGCTGTTGTGTTTGGCATAACAACTGATCTTGCTATGGTTACTTTGGTCATGCCACTGAGACAACGTTATCCTAGGCATTAATTTTATAACTTGAGATGGCGGCTCCACAATTTTAGTTTGTGCAGTCATTTCAAACAGTGTAAATCTGTGCGATGGCTTGACAAAGAAATTCTTAAAACCCATGCTGAGTGACAGTTTCCTTGCTTGCTCAACTTGATGCTCATTGTGCTTGAATGTAATAAATTGCCATTCAGCATGGCCACCTGCATCTATAAACGCTTTGGCATTTTTCATTACTTTGTTCCATGCCACATTCACACGGTATACATGATTGGTATCTGACAAGCCGTCAATGGCAAATATCACACGGCCTTTAGTGCTTAACGATTCAGCAAGTTTGATCCAGAATGTTTCATTGCGTAGGCCGCCATTGGTTGAAACTGTGATGTAACACTGTGGTGCTCGTGCCAGTACAGTATCACACACATCTATAAAATTTGGTGCGGCTGCTGAGTCACCGAGTACTCCATTGAACAACACTCGCTCAACTTGTTGCATAACATAGTCTGGTATGCGATCTTTGAAAAATTTCGTAGGTAGATATGTTTCTTCAAACCAAGATTTATCATCCGGTGTATTTTCTCTCAAACACATAGGGCATGCCGCATTACAGATAGACGTATTTTCTATCTGTAGTTCTTTAATATTTTTGTAAAACATTCAATGCTCTATCTATCAGCTCAGCTGAATAATTTGCTCTAAAACTATTAAGCGCCACAGTTTGTATTTCTTTAATTGTATAAGATGTATCTAAATCAAATCCGAGAGTGGCCAACGCACCGGCTAGTTTGTCTTTACGTTGTGCGCTTATTTGCATCAGGATACTGCTTATTTTAATTTTCTCACCATCCAGTGGATAGCAAAAGAACCAGTTGAGTGGAACAAGCTGACCTTCGTTAACTGTCCAACTATTTGGATGAATACTGATCTTGGCAATGTTATTGTCCCACATGGTGGTTAGTAGAGTCAGCCACTGATCCTGCCAGTTGGGTAACACATTTTCATTTGCCATTCGTTGCATTAAGAAATCGTTACCAGTCCATTCTAGAAAGATACGACGGTTATCAGTATCCACATCTTGAATTTTCAGCGTTGGTAAACACTTACCTGCCAGTGCATGAAATTTTAATTCACTTTCAAATCTCTGAGTTAACAATTCTTTAGTCCACACTTCATTTTCTTCAGGGAAACAATGATAGCCAATCTGTCTATTAAAATCCATGCAGAATGTCTTGTTATCAGGACTTACCAATGCTGTGTAAACAAGGTTAGCTCTCACATTCTGGTGAACTTCCCAGTTGTAATAATAATTCCAATTTGATATATCTGTCATGTTTAAAGTGATAATTAAACATATACTTAGCAAGGTTTTTATGATCAAAGGAATAAATTCTCAACCGTACATTGATCTTGATCCATTTTTGGATATTGAAGGTTTGAAAAAACTTCATTACCGAATATGTAAGGGCATAGTCTTGTCTGAAAATAAAAAAGAAGGAAACATTGTTCGCCCAGGTGGATTTAATGATGCATACGAATTAACAATCAAACCAACATTTCAAGCGGTAGATGAATACTTTGCACTGCCAGAAGATCATGAGATTAGAATAATAGGCAGAGAGATTGGGGAATGGAAAAACAGAGATCAGTTTGTGTTGTATTTAAAACTAGTGTTAGGTGCGTACGATCCTTATCAATTCATATTCCTTAAAACCGAATCTGGTGGATGGGAAACTAGATTTGAAGAAAAGGCATGGACCACGGACACAAAATATTTTCCTGAATTAAAGCAATGGCTTGAAAAATTAGTACCCAGCGTGTTCACACACATGGGTCGCATCATAATTTTCAAAGCAGAGCACGATGGTTTGACAGCTCTGCATAGAGATTTAATCTATCCCAACGAAACTACATACTTTGATCACCGTCACGAATTTATACACCTACGTACTAAAATAAGCAAGCCATTTTATATATGGGATCCCGAGACCGATACTAAAGTTGAAACCACATCACACGCATTGTTCTTCAATGACCAAGATTGGCACAATGGCGGTCGAGCAAATGTGCAATCATTTAGCATCAGAGTAGACGGCACATTTACAGAAGAATTTCGCAATCGCATTGGCATAGGTCACTTACAACATTACTAATTATAGTCTAGTCACAACTGGGCGAGTCATTGCGTGATTTGAATGAACCCAATTATTAGCATAGTTTCTAGCGTTACTACTTAATAAATTGTTAGGCCACACCCAATCTAAGAACATCAGTGCTTCACTTGGCATAGGATGTAAATCATTTCCTGGAGAAACACGTCGTTCTTCGTCTAGACGCTCGGTACGAAACCATTTATATACACCACTAAAATCATCAAATACTGATTGATACAATGTTATTATATCATTGTTGTCAACATATTTTGGAATTTCTCCTCCACCATATATTTTTTTACACTGATCTCTCCATTCTTTCATCATTGTTGTTTTTTGAGATTTATCAGCAAGATCATATTTAGATTTTAGATCGTCACTGTGTAAAAACTCTCCCCATGATAAATTTGCCCAGTCACACTCTTTAGTTTTTAAAATATGCTGGGTTGCTTTAATTAAAGTAAGGTCACGCATTAAATAGTGTCTGTCATCAAAATAATACTTTTCAGTCCATTCTTTACCATAATTTGCTTCAATGTTGTAAGGGGAAAAATGTACCCATTCGTTAACAGAATATCTGTCTTCTCGGTCTTTGATAGTCCAGAAAATAATTACTAAATCGTCTTTGGTAAAATTATAACGTGCATCGGCTTCCATAACACTATTAAATATAAAATAGTTGCCGCCTGCTTGTTTCCCCCAATTCACATATACTTCAATATCTTTACCTATAATGTCTGCCCATGTAGGCCAGTTGTAGTTAGTAAAACTACAACCGAACGCAAAAAATCTTTTATATTTTTTTGGATCAAGATTTTGTATTTTCATGTAATGACTACCTGCAAACTAATTTTAGGTACGAGACTACAATTTGCGGCACCGTGTGAGATTGAGATACTATCAAATTCAAAAACATCACCTTTTTTGTAATCAGTCAACACTTTATCACCGTATGAAAATAAGTGTCCTGGTTGGTAATCCTGGCATGCGATCCACAATCTGCTTTTAGGTTCAAGACTGGGATATATATCTTGATGATATGGAAATACATTGCCAGGTAATAGCTTGCTGAACCACCAATTTCCAACAAAGGGCAAATCAACTGTGAAGGGAAAGTTGTCACTACTAAATGATTCCCAGTATAAGCGATTAATATCGCATCCAGCTGCAATCCATTTTTCACATGTTTCTTTTTGATAATTTGCAGGCGGCAATACAGGACGTTTTGACCCGGTGTTTTGCATCATGAAATCTAATGCACGTTGGTCTATTTGAATATTTTTTAAGAATTTCATATTTTATATTTTGTTAAGGGTATATCGGCAGCACATGTGCAAAAGTTCCTATCACAAATAATAGCTTCGATAGGTTGCAAAAATGTGCCTTTATATATATTACCTAAACTTCCTCCTACCCGACAAGTTGCTCTGTGAACATCTCCATCCCAATTAATCATTAGGCTTTCAATGCCTGCATTACAAGACCAGTCTTTGAATTTATTTAAATGCAACTTAATCACATCGTTTGCATGAATTATTTGTGTATCGTCTATTACACAGTTTCCTTGCACAGTTGATTCTAGTTTTTTAATCCAATTTAAATCATCAGGGTGATAACGCATATCGTCAAACAAATCGTGATCACCTTCAGTCCAGCGTATGCGTCGTAAAGTAGCAGGAATGTGTGCAGTTAAACATCTAGCAAATAGTGTATAGGCTGCAGGCATGTGATCATGATGGCACATGATCTGTGATATAATTTTAATTTTTGTAAAGTCTGCAACTTTACTCATAGTATTGTAAACACGTTGCCAATCATATTCTAAATGCAAACTAAACACTATCTGATCAACATTTAAACTAGCGTAAAATTCATATGGCATTGTACCATTAGTTGTTACACTAATCCAACTGATACCAACATGATTACAATATTGAATCAATTCTTTAAATTTAGGATGTACAGTGGGCTCACCGCCTGTAAAACTAAGACGTACAGGCTTGCCTAAAGTCATCAATTTATCAATGGTTGATTTTAGTATTTCTATATCAGTATGTGTGCTTGTGTTATCGTGTATGGACGCTGGACAGTAACTACAGTCATAATTACATCGTTTGCCTAGGTTCCATTCAACCTTGATGCTATTTTGATGTGGCCACCGACCAGTTACCTTAGACAAATTGTGCTCCTGATTTATCAAACTTGCCACACTGCTTGCTGCATTCGATTAAAGGCTTGATATTCCATGTATCTTCTATTTGTTTGAAGTGGCCGGATTCAAATATTTCTTCTATTGTATTTTTATTTAGATTAGGAAAGTTTCCAATGGAATCCATATAATCAATGCGGGAGCCATGCGTTGGCAGCATCCAACTAACGTCTAACCAACAACAAGGACTAATAGATCCATCGGCTGCAATATATAGTTGTTTATACTTCACAGCCTTGCATTGTATTGTTGAAGCCACAGTTGTTGACTCTTTAACTTTGGATATCATATCCTGGCTGATTTCTGTAGGTCGTAAAATATGTGTTGTTTTGCCTTCGTCATCCAACACATGCCACTTATTACTAGTAAATCGACTGGTATGTTTGACTGTGAATCTTTTAAATTTAAGATATTCACTAATGGTTTGACACTCTGCAATTTGGTGCTCGTTGTGCTCAAATGCCAACATATGCCATTCTGCATTGCCGCCGGCATGTATGAAAGCAGATGCATTTTCTATAATTTTATTATAATCTGTACCTACCCTATAGAGAGAGTGAGTGTCTGCAAGACCATCGATACCGAATACAACCCTAGTTTTGGTGTAGGCTAATTGTTCCCACCATTGTGTATTTTTAGCACTGCCGTTGGTATGCATACTCAATTGTATTGCAGGATTTGTTTCCTTAATGTATTGGAGTATTTTTAAACAATCTTGTGCTACAATAGGATCGCCTAAATTGCCGCATATAAACAAGCTATCTAACTGCTGTATAAATTCAACAGAAAACCATTTTTTAAATTGACTTAAAGTTATTTCGTTTAATGTTATCAATGGATTAAGTATGCCGCCACTAATACGTCGCGGGCACATTGGACACCTGGCTTGGCACTTACTTGTTAATTCCAAATGAATATCTCGAATGTTAACTAATTCATACATACAGTTTAAACTCTGGGACAGTATCTAATAAACTTTGTTTACGTGTGGCATCTAATTTTTGGTTAAACTCAACAAAGTCGTTCCATAGATTATTTTGGTCCTTTGCCTGCAAATAATTTATATTGTCTTGTATTTGTTGATGCGTCACTTTACCTAATAATGCATTTTTCTTAACAGCTTCAAATGAGTCTACTCGTGATTTAACTTCTTGTAATCTTTGTATTGCTAGATCTTTTAACGCTTGTGGCAATACTTGTGCTGATAAACAGTTGGGATAGCTAACACGATGACTGTAAAACACAATTCCCATTTTGTTGATAAAGTAATCAACGCACTCTGCGGCTTGTAGTATGTTTCCGCCTTGTGCAGTGAATGCACCTACCACACGGCTCACATTTGGTATGGATTGAATTTCTTTAATATTTTCTTCGAGTTGGCTAAAGTTGCCGTTACCACGAATGTAATTGTAAACATCATGAATGCCGTCAATGCTGACGTTAACGGCAACTGATCTAAAATGAGGCCAATAGTCATGTATAGTTCTTCCTTTGCTAATACCCAGTGTTGTGCCGTTTGTGGCATACTTGATTTCTATGTTCTTACCATAAGGCTTGAGCATATCTAAAATTTTATAGTGTTGCGGATCCATTAATGGTTCGCCGCCAGCAAACTCAACTCGTCTAAAGTGTGGTAGTAGTTTTTCAAAGCTGCCCCACCAGTTGTCAGTGTCATCGAATGATCCAATATACTGTCCTGGTTTGCTTACTAGTTTTTCCACAGTGGACACTAGATAGTTGTTTTCTTTTTTGTAAAACGGAACAACTTCATTCCAGTCACTCCAATTAGTACTGTCTAATGGATTACACATACGACAACGTAAGTTACACAAATTATTAAGTTTAATTTCCATTGTGGGAAATTCAAACGGCATTGTATAGTTGTCAGTTAGTGTATCAAGTGCATTGGGATAAAGATTGATACGACTCTCTGGAATGGAATCTTTAATGTGTCGCTGACGTAAACTCTCAACGCCTTGATCTTCTAAATCAAAACATGGCATACACACAAGTGGACGTTCGTTATTAAGTATTTGTTTTCGTACTTCTTGCATGTTTTGGCTATTCCACACGCTTTCTAGACTTTCATCTTGAATCCAACCAACAGGCAGGCTACGACAGCAGACTTTAACGGCTCCGTCTTCACGTGTAGCTAATCCTGTAAAAGGATGCATGCAAAATGTTTTACTTTGATTGTTCAATTGCCCACTCTCTTTCTTTACACCAGAAACATTTTCCACACACAGGAACATGTTGTCCGGCGGTATATGTAGTATAATCTACATCTTCAAATTCGCCCTCGCAACTACGAGTTAAATTTAACAATTCTTCTATACCATTTTCAAAATACTGTTTAATAATCCAATCTTTCTTAGTATACACGAATGGATGGCAAATATCAACACCGTTGTGTATAAAATGAGGAGGTATGTGTCCAGTATCTCGATCAGCTAATGATCCTTCTATCTCAATATCTGGATTCTTGTTAATACCTCCGTACAATGCATCTAGTTTGTACTTGTGAGCAATATACTCGTTGTGTGATCTTAATATAATTTGATTGCCGCTTTTTAATTTTCCATATTCATCTACGATAGTTGGGCCTTTGTCAGCCCATTCTAATTCTGACGGAATCAGATTTCTATGTAGATAAAAGTTATTTTTAAAGTGATCCTTAAACCAAGCAATAACCGTGTCAGCTACATGTTCTTGCCATGGTCGTGTTTTCCAAAGCCTAATTTGATTTGTAAAATGTATATCTGCGTTTGTATTTGAACATATTAAGTATGCTAGTAATGCACTATCGGCACCACCACTTATGCTTATGCCAATTCTCTTCCAATTATGTTTTAAATACAGTTCCATGATATATTTAAGCAAGTGATAACAACATATAAATATTTTATGATTACCAAACAAATATGGGTGTGTCCAGAAGGACTGATTGAACAAGCACTTAGAGAACATCCAGTTACGGGCGAAGGTACTGTACTTAATGAACCAACAGGCGACTTCTTTTACGATACATGGAAGATTAAAGACTTGTATAAAGACACAATTTGGCAACAAGTATTAGACACAATGCCTGTGTCTATTGGACAAGCACGTATTATTAAACTGGCGCCAGGTGAAAGTTATATGGCTCATGCTGACATAGACAACCGTTGGCATTTGAACTTGACTGGCGAGCAAGCATACTTGATTGATTTGGATAACAAAGTTATGCACGAATGTGTCAGGGATAATCGCTGGGCTTATATGGATGCTAGTCGTATACATGCGGCTACCAACTACGGTTCTGTTCCACGACTACAATTAGTTGTGCGTGAACCGTTACGTAACAGTCGTCAGCCAGTAGATTTAGTCAGCGTTGCTATTGAAGCGGCATACGAACAAAACGATTTTAGATATAAATTTGATAAAATCTTTAGTCCATTTTTAAATAGAGCAAATCAGAAATACAAGTTAGCAAATTTTGCTCACACTACATTTAGTTTGTCATTTAAAGTAGAACGCGAATTGCTTGAAGAATTTAAACAACTCGTCACATCTGAATTTAAGGTAACACATGTCTAAAACATTTTGGATTCAACCTGAAGATACCAAAATTGGATTTTGGCAGAAAAAAATAGAAATTTTAACTAAGAGCAGTACATTTTGTGTGTTGCCTTGGATACATTTTGCTACTAGGCCTAACGGCGATATGAGATTATGCTGTAGTGCGAATGCCAGTGGCGCTGGTGAAAATCACACTGTGGGATTAGTTAAAAATGAAAAGGGCACACCTGCTAACTTTGGCCGAGAAACTCCCATGAGTGCATGGAATAATACATACATGCGTGATGTTAGAACAACTATGCTGGAGGGAAAAATTCCCGCAAGTTGTAAAAAATGTTATGATGAAGAGAGTAAAGGTGTTGCTAGTAAGCGTATATGGGAAACTGCTACTTGGCACGAAGAAGGAATTGATTTAGAAGAATTAATCCGTCAAACACAAGAAGACGGAACTGTTCCTGAACAGTTAGTCTATTTGGATCTTCGACTTGGACACACTTGTAACTTAAAGTGCGTTATGTGCAGTCCCCACGACAGCAGTAAGTGGGTAGCAGATCATAAAAAGATTTATCCGCTATTCAAAGCGCCAGAACTAAAATCTCAGATGCATTGGGATCAAAAAGAATTTAATAATAAGTGGCATGAAAATCCGGACTTTTGGAAAGAAATGTATGCACAAATTCCTAACTTAAAACAAGTATATTTTGCCGGTGGCGAGCCACTTATGATTAAAGAACATACGATGTTCCTTGAAGAAATTATTCGTCAAGGGTACGCAGACAAAATTCTTGTACGTTACAATACTAACGGACTCTTAATAGACGATTCGATTATTGAATTATGGAGCAAGTTCAAAAAAGTTAAAGTGGGATTTAGCATTGATGCTATTGGAGATAAGAATTACTACATACGGTATCCTAGTGATTGGAACACTATAGTAAGAAATTTACACAGACTAGATAATACTCCTGATAATATACAAACTAGTATTGCCACTGCCATACAAATCTTAAATATCAAACACTTGGCAGATTTTGCTAAATGGAAGATTCAACAAAATTTTAAGAAAATTAACTTTGGTAATGTTACTGGTGATATACAAGCAGGCGGCGGTATTTTTAATATGCACCTGTTATATATACCTACATTTTTAAGCATTAGATGCTTGCCTGCGTTAGACAAGGCAGCAGTGAGAAAAACGTTTGACGAACTAAAAGTATGGCTATATGCCAACTACAGACAAGATGACGACTTTTGGAAAAATAATCCCTATGGATGGAAACGCTGGCAAGCAGTGTTAGACTTTATGGATGCAGAAGACCACAGCAATCAGTTACCAGCATTCAAAGAATATATTGAAACATTACAACCATTACGAAAAATAGAGTTCACTAGTGTTTTTCCCGAACTAACACACTTGCTGTAGTATTCCAGCGATGATATTTGCAGTAGCTTCATTTGATTTTGGCCCAGGATGGCTGTCTCCTACACAGTGGTCTAAATGTGTAATGCCAGATGTGTATAGATTATTGATTGCTAAATTGGGCATTTTAAATTTATTCAACTCTTGCATAGTGGCCGGATAGTGTATAAACTTTATTTTTTTCTGCTCAAGATATAAGCCGGCATGATGCATGTATATCCAAGTACGCATGGCATAATCGTGTTCGCTTAATTGTGCAGTCCATTTCAAAGCAAGACTTGATGTTTTCCAAGCTCCTAATTGTTTGCGAGAAGGAAACATGTTGAATAGTGTGTTAACAAACATATCTCTTAGAGAATGAGACCACATGATAACAACTGTGTCAGTTTCTTCAAATCTAAATTCTAGTACGGAATATAAAATTTCTAAATTACTTGCTCCAGGCTTTGACTTGTTAACTAGCTCTAATCCCAATGCGTCTGCTACCTGTTGGGGCCAGCCCAGCTTGCTTGATCTAGAATTATCAAATGTGAATATCAATATATTAGTTGATTGACAATCTGGAAGCCCTTGCCCATATGTATAAGAGCATCCGAACGTAACAAGTCTATTTTTCATTTATTAGATACTTGTTAAGATATTCAGCCACTTTGGTATGAGTCGATGTACCAATATGTTCAAGATCCACAGCTGGGTCTTGCCTTATTAAACTCCATCTATCAGCAAATTCAAAAATGTGTACTTTTACGCCTGCTGCTTTGCATGCGGCGGTAATAACAGCAATGTTCTTTTCGTAAATATATTCACTGTTAGTATCGTCTATGTATTTCCACACTTCGTTGTGTGGCAACATGCTCGCAGGCATCGATGGTAATACAGTTGATTGAAACTTATCTGAGATGTACTCTCTACGTTCCTTAGTGGTTGCTTGTATAAAAATGTGTTTAGGTTTATATACACTAAGTCCAGAAAACACAATACGTGCAATTGTGTCCCATGCGCCTCCTACTACACCTAAGTTAACAGTTTTAAAACCACTTAGTTGTTCTAGTACCGCTGGCCAAGTAGCTGACAATTCTACACCAACGCCGAAAACATCGCTATGACCCAAGCACCAAATTGAATCATTAAGATCATGGTTGGTCCACTCAATGTCTCTATAACCTTTTGAATTAGTCTGATAATGTATAGTTCCAGTCATGTCTGGATACTGTATCTTAGATATGGCATTGGACTGTTGCCACTTTGCAATTTGTGTAGCTGATGGAATACCTTTAACAAACCAATTTGAGCTAGTACTTGCTGTCTTAATCATTAGGATACAAAAACCTTTAAAATAAATACTGCATGATTCTATTACACAATAAACCATTTCATACTTTAGATCAGTATTTAAACATTGCAGAATTTCTAAGTTTGAAAGATGAGTTTTATTATCTATTTGCCAAAAACAAAGAGCATGCTGTGTCAGTTTGGAATGCCGGCGGTATACCTACAGATGCTAATTGGAGTTATATAACAGATAATCCGTCTTTATACTATACTTTAAAAAGTTCAGCAGATTCAAAAACAACCAAATTTGATAACAAAGAACAATTGGCAATATATTTGCAATTAAAGCATGGATCGTTTAATCCTTATAGAATATTGCACTTATTGGATTACTCCCCTAATAAAAATGTAGAACCCTGGGTGACTGATCCTATAAAAATTTGGATGGAAACATTGCCATTTTCCAAGATAGATTCTGTTAGTTTATTTTATAACGATCATTACTGTCCACTAAAGTTTCATAGAGATTATAATTTTTTACCCTATGAGAAGGGAGAGCTTGCTCAACCGCCTGACAGTTTGCAAGATTTAATTTGGTTTAGATTTGATCTAGACAGACACTTTTGTTTATACGATGTTGATACAGACGGCAAGATATCAAAAACAATTCCAGTCGAAGGACATGCTGCAACGTTCAATCACTACAATTGGCATGGTAATACCGAAGCATATGATAAGTCGTCACTAACTATTAAAGTCGAAGGCACATTTAAACAAGGGTTTGAATATGTTTGATATTGCTGGTCCACTTGCTTACAGTGTTGAACATCTAGAATTGTACAAGTGTAGACCATTCATGGACAGACTACATATACAATTAATTCGCGACATAATTTTTAAAAAAGATTACGATTGGAATTGTATTGACGATACCTTTGGTGCAGCTCAAGTTATTGGCACAACATCTGTGTACACCAAATTTAAAAATTTATTTCAATCTCACATAACTGGATCTCAGTTGAATTCTATAACAGGGTTGGAGACGGCTGCGAGAGTTGATATTATCCAAGGATGTACACAATACATTGAAAATTTACATTTAAAAGGTGATGTCCAAATACTTGAACATGAATACAGCTATCATTACAAAATTAATCCCAGAGCAATGATTTGTAAAATAGAAAACTTACAACCTGGAATTCCGCTGATGGTATCTATACCATTCAGCAGTATTGGAATCACGAGACCTGACATGCTGGAGTTATTGGACTTGTGCGTAACATTAAATATCCCTGTACATTTAGACGGTGCATGGATTACTGCGGCACGAAATGTTGTTATAGACTTTTGTCATCCTGCTGTTGCTAGCCTAGGAATCAGTATGAGCAAAGGCTACGGAACCAGCGGGTGGAACAGAGTTGGGCTTCGTTGGACAAAAAGCATTGTTGAAGACAGTATCACATTGATCAATGATCATCTTCAAACAACTGCATATCCTGTGGTAATAGGAAATTATATTTTAGAAAATATGCAACCTGATCACTTGTGGAACACACACGGTGCTAATCATTTTAAAATTTGTAATGATTTTGGATTAGTGTCGTCGGATACAATACACATGGCAACAAAGAACAATCAAATAGTTGGCATTGCTCCTTTGTTAAGGCATCTTGAAAATGTATAAGCTGGTTCCTTGGACAGCTGATCTAGATCTGTCTAGCTTCTATGCAGACGCAAACAATCGAGGTTTTGTCAACAATGCTAGTCAAAAAGCCATGGTAGATTGTTTCAAAAAAGAAAAAGAATGGAATGTTTGGATATTATACTACAATGGAATTGCGTCGGGAAGTGTGGCGGCGCACAGCCTCTCTGAACTTGGGCCAAATGCATATCGTATCTGTGCTAGAACATGTGTGTTTACTAATCAACTGCCCTTGCATCAGTTACGTAGTGTCAATTATACTATTAAACAACATCAAAATGCTACGGCACAATTTTTTATTCCACAGTGCATAGAATGGGCAGGCCCGGATAAAGAGTTGTATATTACTAGCCATCCAAGTACTGTTGGTACACAACGACTAGTCCATAAGATTTATTGCCCTGCACTCGTGACCACAGGTGCATTGGAGCGCACCTGTGAATTGGGCTATCGAGGACATGTACAAACTTTTTGGAAGTTGAATGCTACTGTATTTTTAGATCAACTTAATCAATCGCCTCGTTGGTGTTAGTTAAGATCGACCCAAGCAGTTCCGTTATAACCTTTGAATATAGAACCATCCAGCACAATCATTCCTGCTGTTGGAGTTAAAGGCAATGTCCCAGCAAAATCTTTTACTTTGACATATCCAGTGACACTTATGCCGCCATCAACAAATTGTGCTGTTTCTACGCCATTGGTTGAAACTCCAATAACGCCTTCGCTGGGACGATAAAATCCGGTATTGACACCAGTGTCTGCGCTGAATGCAATACTTGGAGAACCTACTGTGCCGTTTCCCACAGTTACAACAGTTGTTGCTAATGTTCCGTTTTTGTCAAAAGTTAATAGATTAATTCCTGTTCCCGTTGCATTGACTGTTTGTACCACAAATTTGCCAGGCACCACATTGTTGACTGGCACACCGTCGGCCACGCTGCCGATAACAGTCGAAGGCGCAAATACCGAACCTGTGTAACCACGTAAAATTATGCCGCCTATCAAATCTTGCGAAACTACAGCCGTAGGTGCTGCAAAAGTTCCTCGAGAAACTTGTATTTCTATAAATGATGTATTTCCTGTTCCAGTAAGTGAATTAAAAAGACAATGAGAACTAGTACGATTAAAAGTTCTTAGAGTACCGTCAACTGTTGTGCTGCCTGAAGTGATGTCGCCGGCAATATTGATAGATCCAGTTCCGTTAATGGTATAACTGTTTAAACTTAAATTACCGCCTAAACTTGGAGTAGCATCTGCAGAAACTTGTAAAGCTGCACCTGTGGCAATGATAGTGGTGCATGCCGGGTCAGCCCATGCAAGACCTGTACCCAGTCGAATAACAGGACTGCCGCCGGCATCTATACCGTTACCAACGTATAGTTGTTTAGTATCTGTAGTGTATACAAGTTCACCCATATCAAGGGATGTTGTTGCTCTTTGAGCATCTGTGCCTCGTCTAATTCGTAATGACATGTACTATCTCCGGTATTCGTGTGTCAACTTGGTTGAACATTATAGTGTATTTATTCAATTTGAGAAATAGGAGATAGCTTGTTCTAGTCAAAAAAATAGGACCGAAGGTCCTATTAAAGTGCTACTATATTACATAGTAGGGCCGTTGCCGTTCTTAAATCCCACTGATCCACCTTCTGCTTCGATGTTCTTTATGACATCTTCAAACAAGATAGGTGCAAAATCAGGCGTTTGTTCCACACAAACGCAATGATAACGAACATCGTTTACATCGCTGTATAAAACTTCACCAGTTCTAGCATCGACACCACGAGCTTTCTTCACACGATTTGCGTGAGTATGGCCGTGAATGTTTGTACCAAAACGACCCATTGAATCACTGTGTAACGGAATATGGCTAAGGATCATTCCGTTCATAACGTGATAAGCTCTAATGGATCTAAAGTACTTGCTGTAGTCCTCATCTTTGTAGATGTCGTGGTTGCCACGAATTAAAACTTTGTCGCCGTTAAGACGTTCCATGATTTTTAACGCTTTACGAGCAATCACAACGTCACCTAAATGGTAAACTTTATCAGTTGGCTTTACCCGCTCGTTCCACGCTTTGACCATAGCTTCGTCCATTTCATCTGGATCTGTCCACGGTCGTAATTTGGTTACTCCGTCATTTCGGGTAAACTTACATACGCCAGTGTGGCCAAAGTGCGTATCACTAACTAAAAATACACTAGGCATAATGTCCTCCTTTCTTATTTAAGTATATATTATACTGCCAAAAGGAGGAAGTGTCAACCTGCGTTCCAAATCTCCTTGAACCCTTCTTGTTCTGTGGGGTCTTCCCAGCTGGCAATCATGCTGGCAACCACATGGTCTGGAATTTCTTTCCCAGGCCGACTCATCAAACGCCGCACGAGTTCTTTATGCTCAGGTGTACGAAACACCACAGCAATATGTTCGTAGTCAGGAAGCATATGGAACTTACGAGCACGACTTTTAACTGTGGTACTGGTTTGATCCCAAATTATAGTATGACCGTGCTCACGTGCAAACACAACCTGTTCGATCATTAGGTCAATTGCTGTGGGCATGTATTCTACAAACACTTCACTATAGGTCTTACCCTGTGCTCTAGCATAGTCTTCCACAAACGCATCTGTACTAACTATGGTCAAACCCAATGCCCAAATTTGGTCTTTGATCCAAGTACTTTTGCCCGAGGCAGGCACTCCAATCAGTTGATAGCATTTTGGCATCAGTGTACCGCTTCCTTAGCATCACATTCGCACTCGACCACCCAGTTGTTAAACTGAGTAAACTTGTTTACTTCTACGCCAAGGCCAACTGCTTCATTTACAAAGTGTTGCAACAGTGCATTATACAGTGCATCGGGCATTGTGTTTTTATCAAATTTAATTTTCATTACCAATTCTCAATTCCAGAAATTTCAATTGTAAATTTACCTTCATAGCCGTTTATCTCTGTGAAGACCATTAGTGTAGTTATGGATCCAATTCCAGAATCACTGTCTTGCTTTAATTCAAAACATCCTGCTTCCGGAAACTTTTCCATAACTTCCAAAATTTTCAATACTTCTTCTTTGCTCAAATGCATTAGATATCTCCATCTTGTCGCATAAACTCGTCACCTGCTAGTGGCACTGGCTTTTCATCTGCATCGTATGTCCAACCCAATGCTTTCATCATACGATGCTTGACCAGCAAGTTAGGAGCACGAAATCTTTCTGTGTCATCAAATCCCATTGCCACACCAACTTCACAAACTGCACCACTACGGCATATGCCTGCAAAACAGTGTACTACAACATTCATATGATTGTCAAGAGCATGTTGCAACAAACGGACAAGTTCAGCGGCTTGCTCGTGACTACAACGCATAGCTTCATCAAGTGCAAAGTCCTTTTCTTCAATATCCAAGAACTCAAAGTCATGACGTTCTTTGAATTCGTGTTTTGCAGTTGGCCTCCAACTTGCTGGATCAGTAATGCTGATCAACATGCTATTCTCTCCAGCCGCATGGTGAAATCCAATAGGAATATCAGCGGCTGCTACATTTTCAATCCACGGCATTATGTTCTCTCCTTTTTAACACGACCAATTCGGCTTGCCTTGTTCCAAGTGTATGCAACACCATCCGGACATAGTCCATCCTTAACAGCGTCAACACCAAAGATACCGCATACTTCAAAATCTTTTCCAACGATCCTAACAAATTCGTTCATGCTCTTAGCAACATTCATTGCTTCGGCAAGTGTAAGAACTCGGAATGTTTCTTCTTTTCCTATTACTTTATACATTCTTTCTTTCTTTTTCTATACGTCTCATTATTACAATAAGGCCAAATCACCGGAATTATGGCCTCTTCAATCGAACTAATTTGTTCTGCGGACATGTGATCCAAATTCCAAACCAGCACAGTTAATGTATCTACATCAACTTTGTGTTTAACTGGGAAGTCCAGCACACCAGGTGCTACACGTTTCTTTCCAATTTTAACATAATGACTTGGAATTTCTTCCACGTCTTCGATGATGTATTTGCATACACCTTCTTTCCATCCTTCTGGGAACTGCCATTTGGGTTCCACTTTTTCAACTGGTGTACTGTACAAGCAAGCCAAGTTCACATCTAATTTTGGACGATGTGTTTGGTGACGATTAATAACAGTATTTGTTGCAGCCTTACCAAAGTAAAAATTTACCTCTGGATAAATGTAATACAAGCCACGATGATTACCTACCTCTTGGCGATTAATTGCACCTTCTGTAGTTTGATAAGGCTCAACCCAATCAAAACCCAGTTGCTCAAAAACTTCTCGAATAGCTTGTACGTGTTGTTTCATATGTTAATTATACTGCCTTTTGACTATGATGTCAATAGACAAATGTGTTGTATTTTAACAACAATAATTTTGATTAATAAATAATCAACCATGACATACTTTCACCCACACGTTCCTCCAAGTTGGCGTACTCTTCCTATATTCGAACATCATACTAATTCTATATTGTTGTTTCTCGGCGATCTCTGGCCTCGCTCTAAGGATACTGCTAAAGATGAAAAGTATCATGATCCTAAAATAAGTTATCAGTTTAATTCTCTCGGTTATAGAGACGCAGAATACAAAGATCGATATGACACTGTGATATTATCATTTGGTATGAGTTCCACCATGGGTCTTGCAATCCAGCTGGAACAAACTTATTCAAAATTAATAGAACAACATACTGGAATCTCAGTATTAAATTTTGGAATTCCTGGTGCCTCAGCTGACACTATAGCAAGAATGGTAAGCTGTACTGTTCCTTATTTCAAGGAAAGAGCAAACACTGTAATGGTGTTGGTTGGTTGGCCTTATGTTTCAAGACGTGAAGTGTTTCTAGACAATTATAAACAGTCAGTAAACACAAACGGCACGCCGCCGTTTCCAGAATTTTGGATGTTATTAGACAACACTTCTAATTCTCATAACGCAGAACTGAATGCTCATTTTGTAGATCAAATATGTAAAGCAAATGCCGTTAGACTTATTAGTATTCCAATAAGCATTTATCCGGATGGGATAGAAAGTGGTGATAAAGGCAGAGACGGAGTAAACCCTGGCCCGGAATGGAATAAGAGAGTTGCCGAGTGGGTGCTTGCTACCTTATGATAACGATAGCTTCAAAAAAATAGCACCCGAAGGTGCTATCCAAAAACATTGTTTTTTACAAAGCGTAACGATCACTCATTACAGTCTTAAGCATGATGCCTTCTGGAGTGAACTGATCCAAATCAGCGGCTAGCAAGCTAGTCATTATACTTGGGCTAAATCCACTTACCAATGCGGCACCACTCTTGTCAGCCTTAACAGGCACGTTGTCTGAACTGTTTAGGTTCCAGAAAACAATCTGTGGCACAGTGTAACCTGCATCTGTGAACTTGCGTTCGATCATTTGCATTGATGTGTCGTCGTAACGAGCACATTGGTTAAACTGCATGTCTGACAAGATTAGCAACATGGCTGGCATGTCGCCTGCTGGTACTGAACCCTTAACTGCAACGCTCAAGATCTTGTCCATAGCGGCATGCAAATTAGTGCTCATTTCCCAATCACTCTTGCTCATTTGAGCAACCTTGTCAACAATGTTACCCTTTAGAGTAACAAGTTGTGGCTTGTCTGAGAAAGTCAAGAAAGTGTCCTTGAACACGCCCTTGTTCTTATCTGCTAGGTACAAGCCCAAGCTAATTGAAACATCCATGCAAGTCACATTAGTGTTCTTGCCTGCTGGGCAGGACATAGAACCGCTAACGTCTACAATTGGCATGATGCTTGCATCTCCAACGTAGTTTGGCAAAGCATTCCACTGTGCCACAATGTGGTCAGTTTCTGTCTTATCCAACTTAGCACGGTAGCTACCGATGACTCCCTTTAACACGTCATGTGGGAAGATTGCGCTGGCGTTAACCTTAACAGTCTTATCACCACTTACCAACTTGGCAACATACTCTGCAAATGCAGGAGTGTGACGGCCGAATGCCTTCTTGTAGTTGCGAGCAGCCACAGAAGGAACGTGACTGAAATTGATGTTATCCCAATCTCCTGCACACATTTGGGTTTCAACAACTGTGGTCATTGTTACCAATGACTTGCGGTACTGCTTCGGAGTCATTCCGAAGAATGCTCGTACTTCAGCCGCAATCTTACCCTTACGAGGAGTCCACTTTGCAGCCAATCCGTTTTGCGCACGAAGGGCATCGCCCAACATGGTATAAGCGGCTGACTTCAGAACTGGGTTTGAGAAGACAAAGATGTCATCCCAACGACCTACTTCTGGAATCTTCTTTAGAAGAGCCAAAGCGGCGTCTGGGTCACGCTTTTCTAGATGTACTAGAATATCTCGGAACAATTGACGTTCACCAGCACCGCCACGGACATCACGTGCCCATTGTGCAATGCGTAGTGCTACGTCAGAGTTTTCTACATAAGCGGCTGTGAAGTCGCCTGTGATGTTCTTACCACGGCTTGCGCCGATCTTGTAGAACAAGTCAACACAAGCCGAAGCTGTTGACTTACGTGCCTTCATACCATTTTCGGTACGGGCTTCTTGATTTGCTACTGCTGTTACAAATGCGTTCATTTTCTTTTTACCTTTACAGAATGTATTTTATTTTCGATTATAGTGAAATTTAAAGTTGCTGTTAACATTCTAAAACTTTAACAGGATGATCGTGCCAATTTGTTTAGTATTCTGGTCTGACCAATTACGGCACTCAGACCCTATCAACATTCATGTTGCCTATTACATGTTTTTCTGTATGTAAATCATATCCGGGCTTTGCCGGCCTATCTATTCCTTGAGCGTCTATTTCTAGAAAGCATTTCTGCCTGTTCTTCAACCACTTTCAATAGCAGTTACGTTAGTAGTTTTTAAATTGCTGTAGTCATCCAAATATAACAGGATCGTTTTCTACTTTTTGTTTTTATCGAGGAGACTTATCGAAACTCCTCTATCTAATCCTACTATTGCTAATAACCTTCAAAGCCAATTAAGGCTCCAGCTATTAGCATAAGATTAGCAGTCCATGTAATATGAAGTTGCTGTACCGATCCTAAAACTTTCTTAACAATGTTACTTGCTATACGACTATTATAGTACAAACAACATGTGTTGTCTATACATTTTGGTGAAACAGGATACATTTTTAACGACTTTTGCTCTACCACTGAGCTACAACCGACTGCTTTTTAGGCTTGATCGGAAAGTGAGATTCGAACTCACGACCAAAAGTTTTTCCATGTTAAAAGTTGCTGTTAGTATCCTAATAAGGGCCACTGGTTAGTGACGATTCCACCATCTAGTTAGAATGAACTAGCACATAGCTGGAGCAACGGGTGAGATTTGAACTCACGGTCTTCGGGATTTGCAATCCCGTGCATTGGGCCGCTCTGCCACCGTTGCATGTTATTTTAATAATTAAACAACATTTTTCTTGCATCCTCAAAATATGTATGAGGTTTTAATTCTGGAATAATACGTAGTGTTAGTACTACTCGTTCGTTATTTGAGCCAGTGTTATCCCAATCATGGAATATCTCTGTATTAAATAATATACACTCGCCTTGTTTTGCTATCATACTTTTTAATGGTGTATGATTTTCTTTTACGAAACCATCGCATTCTCTGGATGTATTGGTGCGTAGGTTATCTATTGCATACTCTTTTAGATCTTCATCACTATACCAATTAGTAATACACTTATCATCTAATACTCTACTAACGTAGTTGATACTGAATTTGTTGTTCATTCCGTCTTTATGTGCTCTGTAATATAATCCAGGTTTGCTAATAAACAATGATATTCTATTTTTTATCAATTTTATTCTATCTGCCATAGGAATCAAAGACAACATGTGTTGTGCTTGATGCTTTAGTAGAATGTAATTTGTAAATTTATTTAAATTTGCAATCTCAGGAGTACATTTGTTGCAATAGTCAATTATATCATCGATACCATCGTGGGTAAATCTAATATAATACGGACTACAATCTTCAATAATAGTGTATTTCATACTATAAAATGGTAGGACGTGACGGGATCGAACCGCCGACAGCCACCGTGTAAGGATGGAGTTCTACCTCTGAACTAACGTCCCATATTCTCATCAAACTCGTTTCAAATATTCTGCACCAACTTTGCCACTTTGGATTTCCAGCAGTGCAGTTAGATTAGAATACACATGTTCACGCTTGTCGCTTTCACGATGTTGGCGTTTGATCTCACGTGCTCTTGCTGCCGCAATCAGCACGAGATTAAATCTGTTGCCGCCTGATAGGTCAACACATTGATTGGTGTCAATTTCAGTGCCGCGACTAAGTCCGATTAGTTTACTCATATATGCCTCATTAAAATGTTATTATACTGTGTTTGGGTTGTGATGTCAATGCTTTTTGGCCTCGCCACCCGGAATCGAACCAGGATCAAAGGTTTAGGAAACCCTTATTCTATCCATTGAACTACAGCGAGTTAGCCAATAATTTTTAAAACCTCTGCAAAAGTATCCTTGTAGGATATGTTTCGTTTTTGATCCAGCATTTCCATATTTTCAACCAGTTTTTGAAACTTGCCCGGAACTTCAGGATGAGATTTTAACAAACGAGTTATGATATGGTCGGTTCCAAACTTGTCTTCTATATGCTGTCTTAGCTTTAATGGAGTAGCATCTATGCCCCAAACACCAAAGCATGGACTAACTTGCAATCCAGAAAACTCATTGCTTCTACTGGGCCATGATCTTTTTGAATGCCAGGTTTCTAATTCTTTAAAATAAAAGATATTCATAGGATTAGCTGTAAACTGTATGTAAAAGCCCAGCTTGTCTTTTAATATATTATCATAGTGTAGCATGTTATGCTCTACTTTTTTCCAACTCAGCGGCCAACGTATGTAATCAAACTGCTGATTCATTCCATCTATGCTGAATGCAAGATCAACCTGTTTAAATGTTGACCATAATTCTATCAATTCAGAATCTGGCAAAATACTACCGTTTGTGTTATAGAATACTTCTACATTTGACGGAGTAGTTACACGTTTCAAAAAATCTACATTGTGTTCACTTAGTAATGGTTCTCCACCCACAAAGTCCAAACGGGTGAGTTTATCAAAGTTGGTAAAAGATATTAATTTTTGATATTGTAGTGAATAATTTTTTAATTTAGCATTGGGGTTATTTTGTTTCTGCCAAAGACTGCTAGAATGCGGCCCACAGATTGTACATGCCGCATTACATGTTAAATCGATCTGTACCGCAATGTGATACATATCACCGTCCACTGCATCTTCTGGTATAGAAGTTTTGGCAACTTGTCTATGACTGACTCCATATTGGTTTTGCTCGCGTCCAAGGCATTCATGGCAGTTTTTTTCAGTATCGGCAAGTACATTTTTTGTAAACTGTCGTCTAACTGAAGTTAGTTGTATTTTATGTTCTATAGGCGTGCTACTTGGAAGAATCCAACAGCATGGTTGATACACAATGTTGCCATCTTTTTCAAGAAACCGAAAAGAGTTACTTAGTTTTCTACAAAATTCGTTGGCCATTTTTGTTTTCCTATTTGGTTGCAGAGGATGGATTCGAACCACCGACCTCTAGGTTATGAGCCTAGCCAGATACCACTTCTAACACTCTGCGTCAACTTGGTGGAGGTTAAGAGAATCGAACTCTTACGAAGACCTTGCAAAGGTCCCAGGCTACCATTACATCAAACCCCCGAATATGGTCGGAGTACAAGGATTCGAACCTTGGACCCCCTGGTCCCAAACCAGGTGCGCTACCAGACTGCGCTACACTCCGAAAAATTGTGTGGAGCGGGATGGGAGAATCGAACTCCCGACATTAGATTGGAAATCTAAGGTAATGCCATTTTACGAATCCCGCACACTTTATTAGAATACACTCATGCCTTTTTCGTCAGAGGATGGTGGCCAGTCCTTACTACCCAAACTATGTTCGAGCTGAATGTACTTTAATAAAGTGTCCGGCTACTCACACCACATGAGCCCCGGACTGAGCTGTTACTCTGTCCATAACATTTGTTCTTCTGGAAAGGTGCTAAACCTCACCCAATGCGTTCTAGTATCCCTTAACTCAGAGAACTAATGGTCATAGCATTGAATACCCGGCGCTCTCTATGGTGACTGCCCCACCCACTTTCTTAACGGAAAAAGTGTAA